ATGAAGTTTAATAAAATAATTATTTACTGCATTTTCTGCACCGCAATTTTGATATGCTTTTTCATAATGGTATTCCGTAATAAAGATACTCAAGATAATACAATTTCAGATATAATTGTGGAACTTACAGAAAATGAAAATGGTATGGCTATCTTGTCTGGTGAAAATAGTTCGGGTAGTATTTTTCAGATTGCTTTAAATTACGATAAAGAAGATGTAATATTAAGAAATACTTACTTTATTGACTTCAAAGGTGATAACAAAAAAGAATTGTGTTTAGAGATAAATATAAGAAACAGTGTATCTCCAGATCTCAATACAATATTAGTTTACGACGTAGAAGATGACAAACTACTTTTTCCAACTAATGATAAATCATTTATTTATAATGGAATTATCACAGAACACAGATATGATGGTATCATGATGAATGCAATTAAATATATTAGTTATACAAAGCTTAATGGTATCTCCGTTGAAGATGAAAGCTCAATCATAATATGGGGTAATGAATCCTTTAAAACATTGGAATATCAAAATAAGTTACTTACTGAGACAGACCAATACATTGTTTACTACAATAAAACCTCGACTAAAGAAAATGAATTATATAAGCTGATAATACTTAATCCTAATACATTAGAAATAATACAAGAATTAGAGTTAAAAATGGATGAGACAAAAATTACTGAATATATAAACAATCAGGAATTGGTAAAACGAATCAGCGATGAATCCTATGATTTATATGTTAAAGAAAATGGAATACAACATTGGGATGCCCTGCTAAGCAAATTCAAATAATAAGAAAATACAAACTAATAAGTTAAATAGATGCCATGTCCAGCAATTTTTTTTACAAAGCAGGAAAATGAAATCTTTTCATAAGTATAAATTTATTCTTTTTATGTATATTATAGTATTAATATTTCAAACAGGCTGTGCCAGCGATTCACCAAAAAGCACGATGCCCCCCAACACAACGCAAGGCAACCAAAATACAGAGATGAATCTCATGCAAATCCAAGTCGGGGATTATTCAAGCTTACTCGGTACTTGGAGGGAAATAGCTTATGCAGATAACCTGTTTGATGGAACAGGGCAGCAGTGGCATACGGGTAGCTCTGATACGGTTTCCTCTACCCTCTCTGTATCAACTGACAAAATAGATTTTAATGAATCTGCTATGATCATTCAGGGAAATACGCTTACAGACAATGCTGGTTCTCATCTTCTTTCATTGTAAACGGTAAATAGTGCGTACCTATACAAAACTGGAGCAAACCTGTATGATAGAAACAGATTTGCTCCAGTCTTATTTCACTTCTTCTTTACCGGGCTTCCAGCAGTTCGCAGGCAAGTTCGGTGACCATGGAAGCAGGTCATCCAGAAAGGCGCGGTTCGTATCATCCAGATGCTTCGGTATCTCGGTAAGCAGATATTCAAAATAATCATATGGCTTCAGATTGTTTGCTTTTGCCGTCTCTGCAATGCTATAGATGACTGCACTGGACTTGGCACCGGCAACTGTATCGATCATCACCCAGTTCTTCTTACCGATACAGAACCCGCGGATCGACTGCTCGGCGGCATTGTTGTCCATTGGCACTTCACCATCATCAAGAAACACCTTCAGGTATTTTTCCTGGTTGATGGAATAACTGAAACCTTCCCAAGTCTTGCTTTTCTGTGGTACTTTCGGGATGTTTTCTTTTACCCACGTGAAATAGGCCTCCACCAGCGGGCGGACGCTTAACTGGCGGCGGGTTTTACGTTCTTCCGACGGAAGATCTTTCAGAAGCTTTTCCTCCCGGTAGATGGCCTGTATCATTGTCAGCGCAAGGTATGCGCGGCTGTCCTTCCGCTTTGCCTTCGGTAGAGCACCCACTGCCTCGTCAAATCTCCGCCTGGCATGGGACCAGCATCCGGCAACCTTTAAATCTTCCCGTTCGGCTTCGATCGTGTGGTAGACCTGATACCCGTCTGTGACGCATACCCCGCTGAAATCCTTCAGGAATTCCCTGGGATGGCTGGCGTTACGTGTCTTCTGATATTCATACAGGACGATCTGTCGCCCTGTGTACATCCGTCCGGTACGGTAAACCCACATATAGCTTTTGCTTCCGGCAGGACGCCCATCTTTATTTACCAGTACAGGCGTTTCATCTGCCTGCAGCACATGATAACCGTACATTTTTTCATGCAGGTAATCGTAGAGAATTGCAAGATAACGGTCTGCACACTGGATTGTCCAGTTTGCCATGCTTTGCCTGGAAATATGCAGACCATAACGCTCAAACTCCTGCTCCTGACGGTAGAGCGGCACTGCATTGACATATTTGGCATTCATCACGGCTGCTTCCAGTGAAGGGGAAACGAGGCTGCCCCTTAACAGGCTTCCCGGATGAGGTGCCCTGATGATCTCATCTGTCTCTCTTCCGGCATATACTTTTACATGGTGTTCCTCCACCTCGACTTTTGCCGGGGTAAAACCATACCTGCGGTACACTTCATCCGGCAGCTGTTTCCATCCTTTCGTCCCGAACAGCGCCGTCAGTTCTTCCTGGGTCATGGAGTGTTCCACTACAACTACCGGTAGCCCTTCCAGATCTTCTTCCCGTTTTCCCTGCTTCTTCTTCGGTTTCCGGCGGAGGACAGCCTCCGGGGCTTCCTCGGACGCTTCGGCAGCAACGGCCTCTGATTCGTTAAAAAATACGATCTTCCCGTCCACTTCCATAAAGGAAATCTGTTCATCTGGTTCATGTGCCTCCGATGATCTTCCGAAACGGTGTCTTTTCAAATCTGCCACCTGTTCCAAGACCAGCTGGAGCGTATGGTCAATGTTTTCCAGCTGCTCCTGCTGAGACAGAAACAGCTGGATCACTGTTTCTTTGTCAAGGCTGTTCAGTTTTTCCTCCGTGTATTTTAACGCCATGCCGCTTTTTCCCTCCTGATATCATATCCTTATTATATCAGAAATCCGCATTTTTGCGAACCGGACTGTTCACGGCATCCGTCATAATGCCTACGCTTCTGACTGCGGAACAGGCTTTTCGCCAGACCGCTTTTTTACGCTGTTTTAAATGAGGCTGCTCTGTGTACCATACGCCAGAACTGGCTTTCCGGCGTATATGGCCGGCTGTATACTGCCAGAATGCAGCAACTCCCGAAGTATCAAAACTGTCTGGAAATTTCTCTGTTTTGCACAAATTCACCCCATATATTCCGGCGGCTCCACTGGCCGGACAGATTTCTTCGGGGTTATCGTCAGCCCTTCCATCAGCCAGCGGAATTGCTGCGGCGTTAATGTACGCACTTCCTCCGGACTGCGCGGCCATTGGTAACGGCTTTCTGACAGTCTCTTATACAGCAGGAGCCATCCGTCTCCTTCCCATACAAGCCCTTTGATGCGGTCTGTACGTCTCCCGCAGAAAAGATACAGGGTATCCGGAATATATGGTTTGTTTCCGGTCTGCGCTTCCACCAGTGCAGCCAAACGGTCCATGCCGGATCGTAGATCCGTGTATCCGCAGACGATATACACGGCCTTAAAGCAGGTGGCGTCATTAAGCATGCTGCGCCACCTTAAGAACCTCTGCCAAAAGGGACATAGATGTGGATTCCGTTACATGGATGGAAATACCTTTGATAGACAGATCCAGTCCTGACTGTGGGAAGCTGTCATTTCCTTCCGCCACCTGTAAAAGACCCGGATCTACAGGAACAATCTGTCGTGACGGTATTTCTTCGGGAATGTTTTCAAGGCAGGCTTTTCTGACACGGCGGAGCCGGTAATAATAATTTGCTTTTGTGATGCCATGACAGGCACACCAGCTGACAACACTCGTGCCGGCCGGGCGACTCTGGCAGTCCCTGATCTGTGCAGCCCATTCCTGGAGACGGCACTGTTTAGCGACCATAGTTGTTTCTGAACTCATAGACTTACCTCCGTATGCCGGTATCAAAAGTTGAGACTTAACTTTTGATACTTATAATAGAAATATAGTCTATTGTCACATACTTTCCCTCTGTAGTCGAGGTACGCACTATTTACCGTTTACCTTTCATTTGTAAATGATGGGACTTCACTCTACGTTTATCTCTCTGATGCAAATACAACCATTACCTGGGACGTCACATTTTACCCAAAGGGAGTAGCAAATAGTCTCGAGCTCAATAATGGTGTGCAAGTTGACAACACTAAAAATATCATTTTTGTTTGGTATAGCGTTATGCAAGTCCTTACAGTTTTTGAGCAAGAATAGAACGAATTCAATCCACTTCAAAAATCTGTTTGTGACATATATTGAACGGGCATTGGTAAACTTTTTTCGAGGAATCAATTTATGGAGCACATTTTAAAAATAAGATGTATGGTGTATATGCTGTAGGAAAAAGCAGTTCGGAGAAAGACAGAATTGAAGATAATCGAATGAATTACCATCATCAAGAGGTAACACTTAAAAATAAAAGGTTACTACTATGTATATAAAACGGTTAAAGTTGTTTTACATTAGAGCAAATAAATTTACCTGAAAGTGTTACTAAAATAGAACATGATGCATTTCATGGTTGCTCTTTATTACAACAGATAGATTTACCCAATAGCCTTATTGAAATAGGCAACGGTGCATTTTACTGGTGTTTTAGTTTGACAGAAATAAAAATCCCTCAAAGTTTAGCGAATGATGCAAAGGACACAGCTGAGGATGCTTTGAAATCACAATATAGTAAATCATTAAAAGATATTGGTATAGATGACATGGAGGATATAGATGAGGCATTAGATGAAGAATTACTTGGAGGTGATGTTCTGGTAGTTGAGTATACTCCTTTTAATGGAAAGGGTATAAACTATAGGGGCAATGACAGGTATTATTTGAAACCCAACGATGTTAAACTCAGTATTTTGGAAGAGGGCCATAGCGGATATACAGGACAATACACGGTGGTTTTATCGAAAGATATGCAAGGTGACCCTATGGAGATAAGAGTATTATGGTATTATAAACAATAAAGGAGTAGAGACTATATGGAAAAAGAGTTATGTGGATATTCGGTTCCTGAAATAATAGATTTTGTTGGAAAGGGAAACGAAAAGTATTTAATACGTTTTAAAAGTCTACAGAACAAGAGAAAATTTAACTTTGCGGCGGCGTTGTTCGGAGGTTTTTGGTTTGGATATAGAAAAATGTGGCTTGAAGGAGTTGCTGTAATGGCTTTCTGTACACTCTTATTTTTTCTGAAAAGTGCTGTTTATTATGCTTTATTATATAATCGAATTTTTGATTTAGATAAAACATATGACCTTTTTAAATGGTTAACCTATATTGTTGAATTTATTATAATTGGTTTTGTGGCAGATAACATATACTGGAAAAATATAAAGAAAAGAATTGATTTTCTGCATTCGCCAATAGAAGTGCGTGAAAACAAATTGGGAATAGTCACCGTATTTAAGGAATGCAAAGGTGTTTCTATTTGTCTGGGAGCTTTGCCAATGATATTCTGGTATCAAGTTTTTAGTATGGTAAAGCTTAGTGGTAATGGTATTGTAATCAAATTTGTTCAGTGGGTATTTTAAATGATAAGGCAGCATTAAATTGTAGGGGTTATGATATGCTGCCTTATGTATTGTGTTATAGGAACCTCAAAGAGAAGAAATCAAGGAATATAACTGATTCAGGCCAAACCATACTTTCAAAACAAGAGCTCTGTACAATAGAGTTAATGCATTTGTTTTTGGAACTTGAAATAGAAACTATTAATGAAAGTATAGACAGAACTTAGTATTCGTTCGAGTATAAGGGCTGTCACTCAATTATAATTTACAAGTTGTCAGATAAATGCTATAGAGAAGGTCATGAAATACATTATGAAAAATATTGAATCTTTTCCCCCATTAAAAGCGATTGAATTGGCAAATAAAAAATTACCTGAGATATGGGCTGCTATTGAAAAAGCCAGAGCAGATATGCTTTCTACAGGTCACAACCCATGGAGAGAAGATATATATATACCCGCCTGGCAGATATATGAAAATATTCTATTAAATGGTCCGTACCACGTCCAAATGGAGGCAAGCCCCCGGGAGCTTGCCGTCACCCTGTCAATGTTGGCATCATGGAGACAGTATAAAGAGGTATATCGCTTTGCACCTGAAATGGAAGACTTATTGTATAAGCAGGCAGATTTGAATCTACCATTGGATGTATTGCGAAATTTACCATTTCCCTGCTTTTATATAGAAACACCACAGATATTGGGAGATCGGTATCATGGATTTTTCGTTGCATATGATCAGGTGAAAGATGGTACTCCTTTACTGAGATGCATGGCAGTCAAAAAGGAAGATACTTTGAATTTTAATTTTTCAGAAATCAGATTGGAGAAGGGGATTAACCTGAGTAATGGGATCACCGGGGCTGTCACAAAAGCGGCAACTGAAGCAGGTATAACTTTTCTTAAGGGTGATCCTAACATAGAAATAATCATTTATATAAAATATTGGAGGGAAATATTATCTAAATTATGTCAGCTGCTGTTGTATATTACCGCTGAAAATGCTGATTTGAAAGAATTGCCAGGGAAAGGCCATGGACGGACTGCCGGGAGGATAATAAAAGATAAATACCGGGAAATCAGAAATTGGGATGTAGGGTATCGAGTTGTAAATAAACTAAAGAAAGCAAAAATTGTTTCCGAAGATAATTCTGTTCAATACGATTACAATATGGATAGGAGCACAGCTAGCCAGAGGAGAATGTCACCAAAACCACATTGGCGTGGCGGTCACTGGCATTTATTCTGGACTGGAAAGCGAAAAAGTGAAAATCGAAAATTTATAATAAAATGGATTCCGCCTACACCTATAAATTGCAGGTCAGCAAAGGATATACCGGTTACTGTTAATCAAGTTCCTTTAAAAGCTGCTCCGCAAAATCGTGCAGATTAAAGGATATGGAATATGAGAAGTGAATTTATTTATCTGTCCCACCCCCGGCACAGGAGGAGTACACAATGCTTTTTATGATAGTGGCAATCCTAATTCTTATGGGGCTGGCGGATGCCTCTGTGCATTTTCCTGACGGTCCTTGCTTTGGTGGGATTGCCGCAAATCCTGGGATTTCCCGTAGAAGAGCACTACCAGGTGTTTGGGCGGGACTGGGGAAATTTAGGGGATTTTACTCCAACTGAGGAACGCACGGAGGGATGGAGAAACCGGTATGGTGTACCGGGAAGACTTTGGGAAAATGAACAGCTTTATCCTAGAAATCCTACAAGGGCTTCGTGAGACCATCCAGTATGGTCAGGGAAAAGAACATCTGGCCTGTATGGAAGAGATGGCCGGGGAGCTGTCTGGGAAAAATCCGCGTCTGAAGGCGATTCTGCGGCCTGTGACCGGAACCTGCATCTTAATGCTTCTCTTTGCCATGCTGTATTTGAGCATGTGGCCGTATGGAGGGGGCGCCTGAGCACTTTTGAAAACGATGACCATGATGAAATCCTTTGGCCTGGTGATGACCTAGTCCAGTGTAAGCCTGCAAAGCATGATATTAGTAGTTTTCCTATTAAAATTATTTCTATAAAACGCTAAACATTATAAGAGCCTTCAGACCTAAGAACTCTAAAACTGGTTTGAAGGCTTTTGTATTTAGTCAAAACTGGCAGGTTCATTTTGAATATTATAATTGGTTTTTTACAAAAAACTTTGTTTAAATATGGTAAGCGTCAAATAAGAACGTGTAGTGAAATATTTGGCGTTCTCCTGTAAACTTAGGGTTAGAGTTCTTAGAGTTCACTCTCAAAACTCTAAATCCAGGTAAAGGAGAATACTCATGGACATTTCCACTTTAACTCCGGATAAGCAGGTAAAACTTCAGTACTGGCTGGACGTGATCCGGCAATGCAGAGCCTCCGGTCTGACGAACCAGGCATGGTGCGAACAGCATGATATCTCTTTAAAAAGTTATTATTACTGGATTGCAAAGATCCGGAAGCTGGCTCTTGAAGAACTGCCCAGAAAGAATCATGGATGCAGGCCGGTAATGGAGCGGACTGTGTTGCTGCCGGATGCGGCTCCGGAATTTACAGAGGTATCCCTTCGCGGCAGACAGGATTCCTGTGCCGCCCCCGCAGCAGTACTCCATATTGATTCTGTGACTGTTGACCTCTTTGAAGATACTCCCCGCGAGTTGCTGGAGGCCATCCTGAAAGCAGTGCGGTCATGTTAGGCGACCTCTCCCGGGTAGAAAAGATCTATCTGCGCGCCGGGTACACAGATATGAGAAAACAGCTGGACGGCCTGGTGGATATCATCCAGTACAGCTTTCAGCTTGACCCTTACAGCAACTCCCTGTTCCTTTTCTGCGGGAAACGTGCGGACCGGATCAAGGCAGTCCATTATGAAGGAGACGGCTTCTGCCTTTTCTATAAGCGCTACGAAAACGGCCGTCTCCAGTGGCCGCGCACGGGTGGAGAAGCCAGACAGATCTCCCATCAGCAGCTCCGCTGGCTGTTGGAAGGCCTGAATCCGGAGCAGCCCAAAGCAGTCCGGAAATGGACTCCCCAAAAGACCGGAAAAGTCGAAAATTCCTTATAAATACTGGAATATCCTGCTGTTTTATGGTACAATGGATTCATCATTACAGGAAGGTTTTCAGCCCATGCCGGACACAGAACAGGAGTACAAAAAGCAGATCAAAGAACTGGAACAGCAGGTCCGGCTCCTGAAGGAGCAGGTTGATTTCCTTACCCGTAAACTTTATGGGACAAAATCCGAAAAGACGTCTGCCTTCGAAATAGCGGGGCAGATGTCTCTTTTTAATGAAATAGAATCCTGTGCCGCTCCGGATGTACACGAGCCGGACCTGGTCGAAGTCGAAAAACATCTGCGTAAAAGGAAGTACGCAGGCCAACGGGAAAAACTGATCAAAGACCTTCCCCGCAGCAAAGTGCTCCATACGATCGATGAAAGTGAACAGATCTGTGAAAGGTGCGGGGGTGCCATGGTAAAAGTCGGTGAGGAGTTTGTCCGTACCGAGGTACAGTTCATTCCTGCACGCCTCAAAGTGATTGACCACTACCGGGAAACCTATGAATGCAGGACATGCCGCAAAAACGGAACACCTTATATGGAGAAGTCCCCGGTGCCCTGTCCCCCGGTCATGCATTCCCTTGCGTCTGCTTCCACAACCGCATGGCTCATCCATCAGAAGTTTGAACTGGGCATTCCATTATACCGCCAGGAAAAGGAATGGGAGGCCCTGGGCCTTTCTTTAAGCAGGGCGACGATGTCGAACTGGCTTCTGACAGTCTACCGGGACTGGCTTTCCCATGTGGTCGGTCATCTCAGAGAGGAACTTCTGAAACAGGAGTATCTGCATATCGATGAGACTCACGTACAGGTGCTGAAGGAATCAGGGAGGAAGAACACTTCGGATTCTTATATGTGGGTATATTGCAGCATCAGGGACTGTAAACGGCCAGTCAGGTATTTTGAGTACCAGCCGGGGAGAGGTGGAAAATATCCGGAAGCATTTTTAAAGGGTTATACCGGATATATCCATACGGATGCTTATTCCGGGTACAATGGAGTCAGGGATGTCACAAGATGTCTGTGCTACACCCATCTGCGCCGCGCTTTTGTAGACGCGCTGCCAAAAGACATCCATGACCCGAAAGCTTCAAAACCCGCGGAAGCGGTCGTTCGTCTGAATAAGCTGTTTGAGATAGAAAAGGAACTGGACGGCCTTCCCCCGGAACAGAAGAAAAAAGAACGGATGAACCGCGAGAGACCACTTCTCGAGGCTTTCTGGTCGTGGGCGGAGATAAACTCTGCCGGAGAACTTCCAAAGTCGAAGCTCCATACAGCTTTCCATTATGCCCTGAACAACCGCCAGGAATTCTTCAATTATCTGGAAGACGGGCACTGTTCGATCAGCAACTCACTTGCTGAAAACTGTATCCGTCCATTCGTGATCGGCCGGAAAAACTGGCTGTTTACCGGAAGTCCGAAGGGTGCTGCCGCAAGTGCAGGGATCTACACTCTGGTCGAGACAGCGAAAGCCAATGGACTGGATGCAATGAAATATATCAAATATATCCTGTCAGATATGCCAGGGAGTACATTTCTTGAAAATCCGGAATATCTGGATGACTATCTGCCATGGGAGCCCATGGTGCAGGAACGTTGCCGATGACCACTGCCCTTTTAGTATAAGAGGCTGGTGGTTATTTTTCTATCCACTATCTTATTTGACGCTTACTAAATATGTATCTCTGCTACCAACATATAATGCTTTAAAAGCCATGTCTGTAAACATACTGATATGGCTTTTTTTGCGCCATTTTTTAATTGAATTAACCGCTTTGTCGCTTTGCCGTGGTCCTCCTCCGAGCTTGAACCATACAAATTCAAACTTGGAGGAGAGGATATTGAAAAATTATACAGATAGCGATTATGCCCTAAACAAGTACAGCGAGGGTATTGTATATAAATTTGCCGATGGAATTGTCGAAGTCACTCTCGCAGACTATCTGCGGGATAATCCGGGAAAAACAGAAGAAGACTTTGCCAGATTAAAGGCTCTGTCCGATGAAATTTATCATCAACAGGATAGGCAGGCTCAGAGGACATGCCGTTTGGATGTAAGCATTCATGGATTAGAGGAAACATATTTTATTGCAACCCCTGCCATAGACACGGAATTAATACAAAAGTACGAAGCAGATAGGGCGGCGGAGGCCGCCTACCACCTGCTACATAGCGGTAAACTGACGGAGATTCAGAAACGCAGGTTTATCCAACATTTCTTTCAAGGGCTGTCTACCCGGCAGATTGCCAACCTTGAGGGAGTCCATCAGCGGGCTGTTTGGGACAGCTTGATGTGGGCAGAGAAAAAATTAAAAAAATTTTATAAGGAATGACTCGTCACCCCCCTTGTTTTTTGACGTTAGGTGAAGGCGTTTTTTAGATGTCTTTCCTGCACATTGCCAACTGCATATAGGTGTGGCAGATACACGTTGACAGGTCGGGAAACCGGAAGCGACACGCTGGGACGCGCCAAGACGATGTGTTTATTAATTTTCGTAACACATTCCGAGCGATACCGTCTGCGGTAGTTACGCCCTATGGTGGGGTGGATTGCGACAACCCCTGTCACAGATCATGATACTTCTGCTGAGAACCAGCAGCCCTGAGAAACGGGAAAATGCATCACCCTCATTTGAGAAAGAATGAGGGGCGGCTTTTATGGTGTCCGTGGGAAATAATATGAATTGCTACCCAAACCAGCGGAACGTTTGCCACACCTTTGAATGATATAAACCCCTATTGGGGCGATAGAAATCATGCGGCGGCTCAGGCATTTTTGTCAGCAGACATCCAAACCAACCCTGCCCCGCCGCATTCTTGTGTCGCTCCTTTAGGCTTCAAAGGAGGCATAAAATTACATGGAAGAAGAAATCATCCACTGCACGGCGGATATTCAAAATAAGATTTATGAGGCTGGCCTGTTCCGGCCGGAGGAAAAGGTAGTGCTCGCCACCAAGGGCTGTGTGCTACTGGAGCATTTCACAGGCAAGACATACAGCTACCGCATGGTGGATTTAACGACCTTAAAGGCAAAACGCCTGTTTTCCCGCCAAAAGCCACTCACACAGGAGGGCTATGAACGGGCAATCGAGAAAATGCTGGCATTGGCGCCAGAAACGCCGGTACAGGAGGACAAGCGGGAAAGAGCCGAAACGCTCCTGGCCCATGTGTTCACAGACATATTGCCCCGGCATGGAATGGTTCTCAGGGAAAACCAGCTTTCCCTTGCCCTGTCTATGCTGGACGCGATCTGGGACGGTAAGGTGGCATTGTGCGAGGCAGAGGTGGGAACCGGAAAGACCCATGCCTATATCCTTTCGGCCACGGTGTACCGCCTTTTCAACCCCGGTGCGCAGGCCGTACTCATTTCCACATCAACCATTGCCCTGCAACGGGCGCTGACCGAGGAATATATCCCGCAGATATCCGGCATCCTCATGGAACACCGGATTATCGACCGGCCGCTGACCTTTGCGGTGCGCAAGGGGAAAGCCCACTATGCCTGTTTTGACCGGGTGAGGAACTACCTGTCCTCCCTCCGGCATAATGACCGCCCGGAGGATCGGGAGCTGATGGAAACCCTGACGGCGCTTGTCGCCGGGAACAGTACTTTTGATTTAGACGCCCTGACCCTGACCAATTACGTCAAGGAACGTATCTGTGTGGAACGCTGCCATTACCATTGTAATCTTTCCGCACTCTGCCCTTACCGCAGTTTCCTGCGGCGGACAAGAACGGCGGGCTATGATTTTCAGATCGTCAACCACAACCTTGTGCTGGCGGATATATTAAGCCAAAAAGGGGGAAGAAGCAGACTGCTCCCGCCCAGCGGCCTGATGGTTTGTGACGAGGCCCATAAGCTGCTGGACGCCGCAAGGAAGATGTACGGCATGGTGTTTTGCAGCACGGAGCTGGAACAGGTTGCGGCCAGTGTGTGCCGTGCGGCTGTTTCCAGTACTGACAAAAAGGAAATCCTGCACTTACGCGGGGAAATGCTGCGGCTGAACACCCTGCTCTTTGAAACACTGAAGCAGGAGGCCGGAGCCAAATACGATAAAACCAGTCAGGCAGTCCGCTTTACTCCGGCTGTCACACGGATCCTACGGGCGCTGGCAGTGGTGTTAGGCAGGCTGTCATCCTGTTTCCAGACCGCAAAGCGCTATACGCTGCTTGCCAGCCGTATCGACCAGAAACAGGAAAAACTCATGGTCCTGCTGGAACACGCACAGTCAATCTGCTGGCTGGAGCATACCGGCGTTACCTCCTGTCAGGTCTGTGCGCTGCCCAAGGAACTGGATTATCTGCTTTACGAGGATATTTGGAACAGTGACATCCCCTGTGTCCTGACCTCGGCTACTCTGTCCATCGGCGGCGATTTCAGCCATTTCATGCACCAGACGGGGATTGACCTGTTGGAACAGAACCGGCTCCTGATGACCAGCAAAGCGTCCCCCTTTGATTATGAAAACCATGCCCTGCTGTATCTGCCGGATTGTATGCCGTTCCCGGACACAAAAAACAGCGCCTACATGACAGCGGTACTTAAGCAGCTCACGGAACTGATCCGGCAGAGCCATGGACATACGCTGGTACTGTTCACGTCTTACCGGATGATGGAGATTGTATATCAGGAGTTGTCTAAGCCGCAGGCGGTGGATTATCCGCTGTTCTGCATGGGCAGGGGGCGGCTGGCAGCACTATCTGCCTTCCGAAAGAGCGGAAACGGCGTGCTGCTGGCAAGCGACAGCGCCGGTGAGGGTATCGACCTTGCAGGGGATATTTTATCCTCCCTTGTGGTGGTGAAGCTGCCGTTCCCCATGCCTGACCCGGTATCGGAATATGAACGTTCCCTCCATGATGACTTTCACAGTTATTTATCCGAGAACATTGTGCCGAGTATGTTGATTAAATTGCGCCAGTGGATCGGACGCGGCATACGCCGGGAAACGGACACCTGCGTGTTCTCCATCCTCGACAGCCGTGCCAGAGGACGGTATCGAAGCGATATATTGGCCGCCCTGCCTGATATGCCGGTTACTGACCGGATCGATGACGTGGGGCGGTTTCTTTTGGAGAAAAAGTCGGATGCCTACTTTCAGTGAGCGGGTATCCGGCTTTTGCAAAACGGGATGGAAAAGAGGAGGAGACCATGGGCGGTTATGATTTATCCGAAATGGATTTACAGGAATTAAAACAGGTGGATGTGCGGACGGTCGATCCCGACACGCTTGTGGATATAAGAGAAATCGAAATTGACAGGACACTTCCCAAAGGAGAGCGGATACAGGAATTTATCCGGCAGATCAGGAATCCGTACTGCTTTCGGGTGGGAAAGGTCGCCGTCAGCGTGGGTTACGCAGAGGGCGGCGCTACCTTTGAACAGCGGATGGAACACTATCTGCAAACTCTGTGAGGAATCAAAATGAATATAGCAAATCAGGCTTTTGGATTTCAGAAATTTGTCTGGACGCGGAGAAAATTTTGTGGTAAGCTGAGTCACAGATCGCAGGGGCTGGGTAAAACCCTGTGATACAGGACTTGCGGTAAAACTCCCAATCCATTTTCTGAAATTCAGAAGCGATTAGGAGAATACCGAATGGATACACAGGAACTTTTACAGCAATACGACGGAGATATGTACCTCCGTATTTCCCATGAGGACGGCGACAAAGCCGAAAGTGACAGTATCGCAAACCAGCGGGATTTGATTACAGCCTTTTTGGAAAAACACCCTGAAATCACCCTTCGCAAAGTATGGGTTGATGATGGGTATACCGGAGTCAATTTCGACCGGCCTGATTTTATCCGTATGATGGAATCGGTCAGAAATAAGAAAACCAACTGCATCATCGTCAAGGACTTTTCAAGGCTTGGCAGAAACTTTATCGAAACGGGAAAATATATCGAAAAAATCTTTCCGTTCATGGGTGTGCGGTTTATTTCTGTCAATGATGATTATGACAGCGCAAAGCCGCGAACCGCATCGGACAATCTGATAGTGCCGGTAAAAAATCTGATGAATGATGCCTACTGCCGGGATATTTCCATCAAGATACGGAGCCATCAGGACATTAAGCGCAGGAAAGGGCAGTTTATCGCACCCTTCGCTATGTTTGGCTACCTGAAAGACCCGGAGGATAAGCACCATCTCATTATTGATGAGTTTGCGGCAGGCGTGGTGCAGGATATGTTCCATCTGATACTGGAGGGATATTCCTCGGAAGCGATTGCCGACCGCCTGAACGAACAAGGCATCCCCTCTCCCCTTGAATATAAGAGGCTGCTGGGGAGCACCTATAAGACACCCTTCCGGCGTAATCCCAAAGCGGTGTGGACAGCAACTGCCGTTCTCCGCATTTTGAAAAACCCCGTCTATATCGGAACGCTGGAACAGGGGAAACGCAGCAGTCCCAATTACAAAGTAAAAAAGCAGTTTGCCGTGCCGGAGGAGCAGTGGGCGGTAAAGGAAAACACCCACGAACCGGCGGTCAGCCGTGATACCTTTGAGAATGTGGCAAAGATCCTGCGCACAGACACCCGGACGGCACCCGGTGAGGAAACGGTTTTCCCGTTGGGAGGGCTTCTCTACTGTGCTGACTGCGGGCGGAGCATGGTGCGAAAGAACAACTCCACCGCAGATAAGCCCTATTATTACTATATCTGTTCAGGCAGCAAGGAAAAGAGCGGCTGTAAAAGCCACAGCATCCGTGACATTCTGCTGGAACAGGCCGTTTTTGCGGTTGTGCGGGAGCATATCCGTTCTGTCCTTGATGTGGAACAGATACTTACCGCAATTACAAAGCTGCCCTACACCAGCCGTCAGATAAAAAAGATGGATGAACGGCTCAAAGCAAAGCGGGACGAGGTGGAAAAATACCAGCTCTACCGCATGAAACTCCACGAGGACTACATGGATGGCATCATTTCCCGTGAGGATTATATCGCTTTTGGCAAACGGTATGACCTGAAAGCACAGAACGCCGGAGAAGCGATCCTTTCTCTGGAACAGGAAATAGACCGGCTTGTGGAGGGGAAATCCGAGGAACAGAAATGGATTGCCTATTTCAAACAGTATCAGGATATTGAGGAACTGAACCGTAAGCTGGCGGTGGAACTGATTGACCGCATCTTAGTCTTTGAAAATCAGCGGATAAACATCAAGTTCAAATTTCAGTTTGAGTATGACAGTGCGATGTCACTTATACAGAGCGTGGAGCGTATCAATCCGGCTCTGACCGTATCATCCGGAAGGGAGGCGGTGTGACATGGCAAGGAAAAGCAGATTCAGGGTGCCCGTGCAGGAAAAACCGAAACTGCGGGTGTATAGCACAGGGGCGTATGTGCGTCTTTCCGTGCTGGACGGCCATCAGTGCGACAGTGATTCCATTGAAAATCAGGAAGCCCTTGTCCGGGCATATGTCGAAAGTGACCCCAGCCTTTCCCTCTTCTCCGTCTATTCAGACAATGGGGAAACAGGGGTGGATTTTGAACGGGATGATTTTGAACGCTTGCTTGATGATATACGGGCGGGCAAGGTGGATTGCGTCATCGTCAAAGACCTTTCACGTTTTGGACGGAATTACATAGAGGCCGGTGAGTATTTAGAGAAGATATTTCCCTTTATGGGAGTCCGTTTCATAGCGGTGAATGACGGTTATGACAGCATTGACCCAGCGGCCTCGGACAGCCTTTCCATGCACTTAAAAAATCTGGTGAACGATGTATATGCCCGTGACATCTCACAGAAAATCTGCCCCGTGCTGCAAGAGAAGCAGGAACGGGGGGAGTTTATCGGCAACTGGGCGGCATATGGCTACCTGAAATCGGCGGAGGATAAGCACCGCCTTGTGGTGGACGAAGAAACAGCCCCGGTTGTCCGCGACATCTTTCAGTGGCGCTTAATCGGTATGGACTATCAGGAAATCGCAAAAAGGCTGACCGAGCTGGGGATTCCATCCCCCAGCCGTTACCGTTTTGAAAAAGGGATGGTGAAGTCCAAACGTTTTGCGGCTTCCGTCTGGACGGGACAGGTCATTAAAAACATGGTCCGAAGTGAGGTTTACTTAGGCCATGTGGTGCAGGGTAAGACCCGCAAGGCGCTTTGGAAAGGACAGAAACGCACTACCCAGCCGAGAGAAAAGTGGACGGTCGTAAAAAATACCCACGAAGCGATTATTGACCGGCAGACCTTTGACGAGGTACAGAGGATGGTGGAACAGGATAAGCAGATGTTTGATGACAGACAGGGGGCTTTCCCGGAAATCATTAATCCTGAAAACATCTTAAAAGGGCTTGTTTATTGTGGGGACTGTGGGAGAAAACTTGTACGTCAGAGAAGTGTCCACGAAAGAAAAGTTAAGAACCCCGGAATCCATGTGCGGTATTTTTTTTACTGCCATACCCATGCGGAGGACTCCAGCCGTTGTGTCGGTATCAGGGTGCCGGAGGATACCCTTTTAGAAACTGTTTCCCAAGTGATTCGGTCCCATTTTGCAATGGCGCTGGATATGGACAGGCTGATAAAAAGTGCGGGCAGAAAGGCGCTCAATCTTTCTAAAAAGCAGGAAATCCTCCGCCGTATCATGCAGGCAGAGGAACAGCTTGACCGGATTGCCCATCTGCGGGAAACTCTCTATGATGATTATTTAGACCACCTGATGAATGAGCACGACTATCTCTACGCCAGAAACCGTTATATAGAGCAGGAAGAAGCACAGAGAGCGCTGCTGGAAGAACTGGAAGCACAGAATGCGGCTGTCAGGGAACCGGGAACCGGTAAACCGGCGTGGCTCAGGGCGCTGCTCGCTGTCCATGAGGCACCGGAACTGACACGGGGGATGGCGCTGGAACTGATTGATCGGATTACCGTATACAGCAGCTCCAACATCGCCGTGCGGCTCCGATTTGAGGACGAATATGAGTGCATGAAGGAATGGCTGTTCCCTCCGATGGGGGTGGAAGCCAGTGAATAAAACCTTTGTTATCGTTTTGTATATCCGTATTTCTGTGGAGGACGAGGACAGCCGTGAAGGAATCAGGGATGAGAGCAACAGCGTCTCCAACCAGCGTGACCTGCTACGGCGCTTTATCGGGCAGTCCCCGGAGTTTGAGGGCCGCAAGGTCATGGAACTGTGTGATGACGGATTTTCCGGCACCAGCATGGAACGGCCCAATATGCAGAAACTTTTGCAGAAAGCCAAGGCAAAGGAAATCGACTGTATCATCGTAAAGGATTTTTCGCGGTTTGGCAGGGATTATATCACGGTCAGCGACTATGTGGATCAGATATTCCCGTTTCTCGGCATCCGCTTTATTTCGGTCAACGATGGCTATGACAGCGCCAAAATGAACGGCAAGACCAGCGGCGTGGATATTGCTTTCCGCAACGTGATTTACAGCTATTACAGCAAGGACTTGTCCCTGAAAGTAAAAAGCGGCTTACAGACAAAGGCGCGCAAAGGTGATTTTTTAAGCTCCTTTGCCCCCATAGGCTACCGCAAAGACGAAAAGGACAAAAACCGGCTTGTCGCTGATAAGGACAGTGCAGGGATTGTCCGGCGCATTTTTGAACTGGCTGGCGCAGGGATGACCGTGGTGGAAATCACCCGTCTGTTCAATGCAGAGAAAGTGCCTACCCCCAGCGCCATCAAGAACAGGCAGGGCTATTATCATAAATGGTGGATTGGGGTGAAAGGTGCCGACCTCTGGAATGAGAGCGCAATCACAAATATTCTGCGGGATGAACGGTATTTAGGTAAGACCATCTACGGCAAGCGATACCGCCCACAGATCGGGAACAGAAAAACCCTTAAAAACAGCAGGTCGGATTGGATCATTGCAGAGGAACGGCATGAACCGCTCGTCAGTGCAGATGAGTTTCAGAAAGCGCAGGAACATTTGGCGGAATTTGTGGAACGGGACTTAGGGCAGGCAGGGATATACCTTTTTACGGATAAACTGCGGTGCGGTCATTGCGGTTATGCCCTTATCAGACGGTCACGTTCCAATCCACAATATTTTTGCAGGACAAGATACAGGACTACCGGTTTTGGATGTATGGAGGGCAGCGTCAGGGAAAGTGAAATTGCAGACGTTGTGCTGGCTGCCATCCAAGCTTATATAAAAACCCTGATGGACGAGAAGGAACTGCTGCTAAAGGCCGGGAACACGGATACGCTTGCCAGCCTGCAAAAACAGGTCACTTCCTATCAGAGCGCCTGTGCCAAGATTGATGAGCAGAAAGCTGAACTGTACGATGCGATGGCAGAGGAAAAAATCAGCCGGGAGAAGTACCGGCAGGAACGGGATAAGCTGTCACGGGGGCAGGCAGAGATGGCACAGCGGGCTGAAGCGGCAGAAGCAGAACTCACAGAACTGCGGAGCAAGCTGGCCGCCGCCAAGCAGGGGGAACCAAAGCTCATACGCTATTTACAGGCAGATGCCCTTACACGGCAGATGGTAGTTGACTTTGTGGACTGCGTTTATGTTTACAACGACAAATCCATTCATATCGAGTGGAGCTTTTCAGAAAAAGGAGAGAAAAATGAATCAGCATAAAAGAGTTTGGATCTATTGCAGGGTGGCAAATACTGATACCATAGCATTGGAAAATCAGAAGCGTTTACTGGTGGATTATTCTGAACAAAAGGGTTTTGAGGTTGTCGGTATTACCGCCGAGATAGCACATGGATCGTCCATCAAAAGGCGCGGCATGGCCGATGTGTTTTCCGCTGCTTCTAAACGGCGGATAGACATTTTGCTTGTGGTCAATCCTGCCAGGATTACAAGAAAGATAAGCGAGTTTTTATATTGTGTTAAGAAATTGAATGGATACGGCGTTGAAATACTGACACCAACTTCGGGTGTGGTAGGACTGCCGGAAGCTGATTTCTATGCAAGGATTGCAGGGATTGCAAAGAACATGAAAGGTTGAGCCAAGGGCGGTAGCCCACAGGGGATGGCACCTGTGGCTGCCGCCCTTTTTTCTTTCAAAAATGTAGTAGGTACGGTATAATGAGGGCAGTCAGGGAATAGAACGATGTGATTTGATGGCAGTTCAAAAATATCTCAGATTTTTTTACGTCCCTACTTGACACAAGCATACAATACAAATGGTAACCGTGGAGTGGGATGCGGACTTAACAACATACAGAAAATTGCCGACGGGGAACCCCTGTCCGGCAGGACGACAGCAGAAGAAGACTTCGGCGGGTCCAATGCGTATGCAGGTTCCGCGGCAGCCCCGAACGGGTATGGGCAGCCTGCGTATCAGCCACCGGCCTATCAGACGCCATCCTACCAGGCGCAGGCTTATCAGCAGCCAGCCGGCGGTTTTGGGGGCGCGCCGGCCAGCCCTCCCGGGATGATGCCTGGATATACGGCGCCGCCCATGGGGTACGCCCCTCCTGCAGGCGGGGCGCCACAGCAGCAGACGATTGACCCGGTGACGGGAAGGCCGCTGCCAGCCGGGGGAGTGATGGGGATTTGAGGACCCTGAGTATTGACATAGAAACATATAGCAGTGTAGATATCCGGAAATCAGGACTGTACAAATATGTACAGTCCCCTGATTTTGAAATCCTTCTGTTTGCCTATGCTTATGACGATAATCCGGTACAGGTTGTAGACCTGGCACAGGGGGAGAAAATCCCGTATTTCACGGTCATGGATCTGCACAGGCCCGAAGTCATGAAGACGGCATTCAATGCGGCATTTGAATATTACTGCCTCAGCAAGTTCTTTGAGACACACCTGGAGCAATGGCAATGCACCATGGTCCATGCCTGGTACTGCGGATATGCAGGAGGGCTGGAGGCCATCGGCAGAGCCATGGAATTTCCCGAAGACAAGCGGAAACTGTCCACAGGCAAGTCCCTGATTAAATATTTCTGTACCCCATGCGCCCGTACGAAACGGAACGGTGGGCGTACCAGGAATCTACCGGAACATGCCCCGGATAAGTGGAAGCTGTTTAAGGAATACTGTGGCCAGGATGTGGTGACCGAACGGGAAATCAAGAACCGGCTGGCGGAATATCCCGTGCCTGCATTTGAGCATCAGTTATGGGTGATTGACCAGGCCATTAACATTGGCGGGGTGGCCATCGATACGGTACTGATAGACGGAGCGTTGGCTGTCAGTGCCCAAATGACGGAGGAGCTCACGGAAAAGGCCCGGGATATCACAGGGCTGGAGAATCCGAACAGCGTAGCCCAGCTCAAGCAATGGGTGATAGACAATGCGGACGTGGAGATAGAGAGCCTGAACAAGCAGACGGTTGCAGACCTCCTGGCCCAGGAGTCCGGAACCGATGATGTACAGGCAATGCTCCGGATACGCCAGGAGATGGCAAAGACCTCTGTAAAGAAGTACCAGGCCATGCAGGACGCGCTGTGTGATGACGGCCGGGTGCGCGGGCTCCTGCAGTTCTATGGGGCCTGCCGTACAGGGAGATGGGCCGGAAGGCTTGTGCAGGTGCAGAACCTGCCACGAAACTATATTGACAGCCTGGATACGGCCAGGGAGCTTGTGCAGAAACAAAAAATAGATGCCCTCCGGATTATATACGGGAATGTGCCTGACACGCTTTCACAGCTCATCCGGACGGCATTTATACCTGGAGACGGATACACCTTCGCCGTGGCTGATTTCTCGGCCATAGAGGCGCGTGTGATTGCCTGGCTGGCGGGAGAGGAATGGCGATTGGATGTGTTCCGGACACACGGGAAGATTTATGAAGCCTCGGCCAGTACCATGTTCGGGGTACCGATAGAGAAAATAAAGAAAGGGAACCCGGAATACGCCCTGCGTAGTAAGGGAAAGGTCGCTGAGCTGGCCTTGGGATACCAGGGAGCCGCCGGAGCACTTATCCAGATGGGCGCCCTGCGGATGGGCCTTCATGAGGAAGAACTGCCGGACATCGTACAGAGATGGCGGGCATCAAACAAACGGATTGTGGACCTGTGGTACAGCATAGAGCGGCACGCGGCGGAATGCGTGGAATATGGTGTGATATCATCCCTGCCGAACGGCATTTCCTTCTCAAGGGACGCAGACCGGATGATGATCACTCTGCCGAGCGGCCGTAAGCTGTTCTACCTTAAACCCCGGATGATTCCGGACGAGAGGAATTACAAGCGGATATATTTCATGGGGCAGAATCAAAAGAGCCATAAATGGGATTTGCTCCCGACCTACGGCGGCAAGCTCACGGAGAATATCGTACAGGCCGTGGCAAGAGACTGCCTGGCCAACGCCATGGTGAACCTGCATACGGCAGGATACCGGATTAACTTCCACATCCATGACGAGGTGATACTGGAAATTCCCAAGGGCGGCAGGCAGAGTCTGGAGGAGGCAATAAGCCTCATGTGCAGGCCTCCGGCATGGGCTGAGGGGCTTCCTCTGAATGCGGATGGATTCACGGGAGATTATTACAAAAAGGAGTAGGCTTATGTTCGTGAATGACAGGAAAGTCAGAATATCAGTAGGTACGAGCAGGAAAGCCACGTCATGGCACCGGCAGGAGCTCCTGTGGTCGGACTTCGTCCAACGGATATCCAGGCCGGAACGCACGGGTGAAACCTTTGCGGAGTATAAAGGGCTTACGAAGGCGCGTCAGGATGAATTAAAGGATGTCGGAGGCTTTGTCGGCGGGGAACTGAACGGGGAGGCCCGCAGGAATGAGAACGCCGGTGACAGGCACCTGGTGACACTGGATGCGGACAACATCATCCCGGGAGGGACACAGGCGGTTCTGAATGCCGTGGAGGCACTGGGGTGTTCCTATGCCGTATATTCCACAAGGAAACATGAGGGCGCGGCCCCCAGGCTGCGCATCATCCTTCCATTGGACGTGGCATGCACGGCCGATGAATATGAGCCTATAGCCCGGAAGGTGGCGGCTTTCCTGGGGATACAGATATTTGACCCTACCACGTTTGAGCCGGTCCGGCTCATGTACTGGCCAAGCTGCAGCGCGGACAGCGAGTATGTATTTCTTTATGGGGATAAGCCATTCCTGTCAAAGGACGGGGTTCTAAGGCTCTACCAAAACTGGCGCAACGTGGCAGAATGGCCTGAGGTACCGGGGGCCGCAAAGCTCCGCGACCGGTCGGCAAAGAAACAGGGTAACCCGCTGGAAAAGCAGGGGGTGGTAGGCGCGTTCTGCCGGGCATACGATGTGACGGAAGCCATAGCACAGTTTATACCGGATGCGTATATCCCCTGCGGGGAGGGCCGGTATACATACAGCGAGGGCTCGACCATGGGTGGTGCCGTATTATATGAGGACGGCAATTTCCTGTACAGCCACCATGCGACCGACCCGGCCAGCGGTAAACTCTGTAATGCGTTCGACCTGGTCCGCCTCCATAAATTCAACGAGGAGGATTATGACGCGAAACCGGAAACCCCAGTGACACAGCTGCCATCATTTAAGGCCATGTGTGAGTTTGCCCTGCAGCAGGAGCCGGTATCCAAGGCAATGGCCCTGGAGCGGTACAGGAAGGCTCAGGAGGACTTTTCACAGCCTGACCAGGGGGAGACAGAGGTAGTCCCGGATTTTGAGTGGATGGGAGAGCTTAAGTGCAGCTCACGGACAGGACAGCCCCTCAATACCATCGACAATGTCCTCATTATACTGAACCATGACCCAAAACTGAACGGGCGGTTCTGGCATGATGAGTTCGCAAACAGGGCGGTTGTTGGACAGGCTATGCCTTGGGAGGCACCAAAGGACAATTACAAGCCAAGGGCCTGGGCGGACGAGGATGACTCAGGGCTCAGGCATTATATAGAGAAAGTATACGGGATAACTGGGAAAGAGAAGATATATGATGCAATGGCTGTATATGCGACAAACCATAAGCAGCATAAGATAAGGGAATATCTGACTGGGCTGGTCTGGGATGGTATTCCGCGTATTGATACCCTGCTGATTGATTATTTTGGGGCGGAGGACAGTACCTATACAAGGCAGGCTATGCGCAAGACATTGGCAGCAGCCGTGGCCAGGGCCATGGTCCCAGGAATTAAGTTTGACAGCATGCTGATACTGTCAGGAGCCCAGGGGGTAGGAAAGAGTACCTTCTTCCGCTTCCTGGGAAGGGACTGGTATTCTGACAGCCTGGCAACGTTTGAGGGCAAGGACGCCGCGGAGCTCATACAAGGATATTGGATTATAGAAGCCGGGGAACTGGCAGGCATGAATAAATCAGAAATGAACACAGTCAAACAGTTCATGAGCAAAACAGAGGATGTCTACAGGGAGCCATACGGAAGGCGGACGAAGCCATTTCCGCGTTCCTGTATTATTGTAGGAACAACCAATGACAAAGAGTTTTTGAAGGACCAGACAGGCAACAGACGGTTCTGGCCGATTGACCTTGGAAAAATCCCCAGCAGAAAAAACGTGTTTGGGCAGCTTCCAGGTGAGGTGGACCAGATTTGGGCGGAGGCATTTATGAGATGGCAGTGCGGCGAGAAGCTGTTTTTGGAGGGGGCCGTGGCGGAGGAAGCGGTACGCCAGCAGGAGGAACATAAGGAGAGCAATCCTAAGGAGGGTATCATCCGGGAGTTCCTGGGCAGGAAGATACCGGTAGACTGGAGCCGGAAGGACCTGGCAGCCAGGAGAGAGTTCTGGAACTTTGCGGGGCGGGATTATGATGAGAACCTGCTTTTGCCGCGTGACAGGGTGTGCGCAGCAGAGATATGGTGTGAATGCTTTTATGGGGATTTGAAGATGATGAAGAAGTCGGATGCCCATGAAATCAACAGCATACTATCCGGTCTGTCTGGATGGGAACGGAGCTCCGGAGCCATTCCATTCGGCCCATACTATGGAAAACAGAGGGGATATGTCTTAAGCCAGGAGGCAAGATTAGATTGTTGCCCGGCAACATTCCAAAAATTGTAAAAGGCAACAACGGGAACAGGATGCAACAATCCAATGTTGCTGTAAAAACCCTTGATTTTCAAGGCTTAAGCCCTTAAGCAACAGTAGCAACATTCTTATATATAAAAATATAAAATAAAGGGTAATGTATATATAATACCCCTGCGCCCGCATACGTGTATATATATATAGAATGCTGTAGCCCGTTGTTGCCAAGGGATAAAGAGGAGGCGTCAAAATGCTAGAAAAAGAGCTAGAAAAGAAATTCACGGAAGCAGTCAAGAAGTGTGGTGGTATCGCATTCAAGTTTGTCTCCCCCGGTAATGTCGGCGTGCCGGACAGGCTGGTGGTACTCCCCGGAGGCCGGATTGGGTTCGTGGAGCTTAAACAGGAGGGGAAGAAAGCGACAGTACTGCAGAGTAAAAGGATACATGCCCTAAGGGAACTGGGGTGCGCAGCTTGTGTGCTTGACCGGGAGCCAGATATAGGCAGGGCAATCATGTACATAGCGTCAGATGCGGGAAAGGATCCGGCCTGGCTGGACTGGAAACTGAAAGAATTCCTTGAGGAATCGAGAAAGCGGGAGCAGCCATGAAGTTTGTACCGCACGATTACCAGAGATACTGCATCAACCGTATGATAACGGACCCTGCCCTGGGGCTGTTTCTGGACATGGGCCTTGGGAAGACCGTGATTACCCTGACCGCGGTCAATGACCTTCGGTATAACCGTTTTGAGGTCGGGAAGTCGTTGGTAATAGCACCCAAGAAAGTGGCGGAGGATACCTGGACCCGAGAGGCCGGGAAATGGGACCATCTGAAACTGCTTCGGATTATCCCCGTGCTTGGCAGCAGAGAAAAGCGGATAAAGGCCCTTAATACCCCGGGAGATGTGTATGTGCTGAGCCGGGATAACGTGCAATGGCTTGTGGACCATTACCGCAACGCCTGGCCGTTTGATACGGTAATCATAGATGAGCTGTCCAGTTTCAAGAACCCGCAGGCCAAGCGTTTCAAGAGCCTGTGCCTGGTGAGGAACCATATACGCCGGATTTATGGGCTAACCGGTACACCGGCGCCAAACGGCCTTCTGGACCTGTGGTCCCAGATTTATTTACTTGATCAAGGGGAGCGATTAGGACAGCGGATAGGGCAGTATCGGGAAGAATATTTCTCGCCGGCATCCAGGAACCGGGACACTATTTTTTCTTATGCGCCGCTTCCAGGGGCAGACCGGGTTATCCAGCAGCGGATATCCGACATCTGCATCAGCCTGCAGGCAAAGGATTACCTGCAGCTTCCCGAGCGTATTGATAATGCTATTCATGTGCGCCTTAATCCCAGGGAACAGGCGGCGTATGAGAAGTTTGAGAGAGAGATGTTTTTGGAGGTGGACGAGGCCACGTTGGATGCCGGATCCGCCGCGGTCCTCTCGGGAAAACTCCTACAATTCTGTAATGGCGCAGTATATGACGGTGACAAGAATGCAGTGGAGGTCCATGGTGAGAAGCTGGAGGCATTCAAGGAGATTGTGGAAGGCAGCCAGGGGAAACCGATACTGGTATTCTACAACTTCCAGCATGACAAGTCCCGTATCATCAAGTGCCTTCCGAAGGGACTTAGGGTAGCGGAACTTAAGGGCCCGGGCGTAATCAGCCAGTGGAATGAGCGGAAGATAGATGTACTCCTGGCGCATCCGGCAAGTGCCGCTTACGGACTCAATCTCCAGGCGGGTGGAAACATCATAGTATGGTTTGGCCTTAATTGGTCCCTGGAACTGTATCAACAGGCAAATGCCAGGCTGCACAGGCAGGGACAGACGGATAATGTTATCATACACCATTTGATTGTATCCGGATGCATGGATGAGGATGTCATGGCAGCCCTGCAGAATAAGCAGGTTACCCAGGATTCATTGCTTACGGCCCTTAAAGCCCGAATAAGCAGAGTGAAAGGGGAAAAGTGATGGAGGAAGTTAAGAAAACAGGATTGACCTTTATAGATACCAGGCGGCTGGCCAATATAGCCTACAAGGATATCAAAAATGGTTTTGTAGGCTTCGGTTATTACCTGAAAATCATCCGGGATGAAAAGCTGTGGCAGGGACAAGGTTACGACAGCTTTAACGAGTTTTTGGGTGGTAAGTGGAACAGACATGAGACGTATGACCGGTATCCGGACAGTGAAACGGAATTAGTTGAGTTTCTGAAGGAGATCCAGAAATGTTCAGATGCCGGAGCCATATCAACAAGAAGATTAATGAGGAATATATAATGACGAAAATAATGTTGACAGATACAAACCAGACCATACGGGTACAGTTATGGACCAACGGAGCATGGAGGAAAAATCTTCGTGGCCAGGCCATTGGAAGCTATGAAGGGACTGTTGGCGTGTTACTGGATTGTGGTGAGTACGTGGATGTGCCAGAGGAACGGTTAAGAATAGTATTATAAATTGTGGACATTGGTGAAAACAGTAGCAATATAGGCTATATGCAAGTAGTCATGTAAATCCACAAAACTGACAAATTAAGATTTTTAGAAGGAGAATACAATGAAAAAATATGTGAATGACGACACCAGAGCTTTAATGGAAGAGCAATTCGCAGACTGTCTGGATTTTGAACAATTGGCTGATTTATACGCGGATTTTCAGTGTGTGGTGCAGGAATTAATGCTTGATAAGAGTAGGGCATTGACTGAGGACAATTAGAATTTGAAGAAAGAAGGTGTGAAGTGTTAGAAATATTAATCATACCAGAAAATATGCAGCGGGGCGATAGGATACTCGATGCAATATGCAATATTGAAACAGAACCTATTGCAGAATATAGCAAGGGGAGAAAAAGGATTCGTACCCAAGGCGGGACGATATATAAGGTTATTCGTCCTGAAATACGATACTTGATGGGACATAGGGCAGATCAAGTGATTTTAGATTTTGCATTTGTGAACTCGTTGAAAAATGAAGTTGATTCAATTCTATGTAGTTCATGTGTTCTAACAGAGTTTCAGATCATAGATGACAGAAAAATTTTAAATGGTTGTATTCGACCATATTAACATTTAAGAAGGGAACTACGGTATGGAGAGATTAACAGATTGGATTAATGAGGAAAAAACTGAGGTAAGCATACGGCATGATAGATTTCGCGATGCGATGATAAGATTAGCTGACTATGAGGATACCGGCCTGGAGCCGGAAGGGATATTGGCATTGAAAAGGCATGAAAGATGGATACCAGTACAGGAGCGGCTGCCGAAGGCGAAAGAGGATGTTTTGGTTTGCACAAAGAGCGGGTGGATTTTGATAGCCTGGTATGGCCCTAATGGTCAAAGGTGGCATATAACACCAGCAGATGCAGGAATCACTCGGGAAGATATTGTTGCATGGCTGCCATTACCAGAACCATTTAATCCACAAAATTAACATTTTTGGAGGTAAAAGACATGGAAGGTAAGGAAGATGTATTAAAATCTCTGGAAAGTCTTATGGAAAGAATTGATAACGGAGATATTGAAGTATTTGCTCATCATAAGGCAGCCCTTAAAGAAGTAATCAAAGACTATCATATCAATAAAACACCGATGACAGCTTATTTTGGTTTGGAAGATTGGTTATATAAAGAGGATGACAAGTCCATTGAAATTAAGTCTGCAATGATTTGGGGCGGTTTATGGGTGGTTAGTAAAATGGGGTGTATCAGTTGGGATGAAATGCGGAAATTATACGGCGAGTTTATGAGCAAACAAATGAATTTACGGTAATCAGCAAAATTAAAATTTAGGAGGGGTGAATATTGAAAAGAATTTTAGATGCATGTTGCGGAAGTAAGATGTTCTGGTTTGAAAAAGATAACCCGGATGTAGAATTTTGCGATATACGGGAAATGGATAGGACTGAATATTATCCGGGGAGATACATTGAAATCAATCCTGACACGGTATGTGATTTCACAGATTTACCTTTTCAGGATAGCAGCTTTTATCTGGTGGTATATGACCCGCCACACCTGGAATATGCTGGTGACCAGTCAATCATGGCTTTAAAGTACGGGAAGCTAAGGGGAGACTGGAAAGCAATGTTGAGTAAAGGTTTTGAGGAGTGTATGAGAGTATTGAAACCAAACGGTATTTTGATTTTCAAGTGGAGCGAGATACAGTTCCCGTTGAGTGTAATCCTTCCTCTTTTTAGCCAGAAGCCACTATTCGGGAATCGCTGTCGAAAGAGAGGAAATAAAACACATTGGTTATGCTTTATGAAAGATAACTAAATTAACATTTTGAGGAGAAATGAACAATGGTAAAAATCCAAAAATGTAAAAGACATGGAGTCTGTAATGATTGCGGCAGACAGCAGTCGAATGATACGGAAATCTGGGAAATCAAAGCATCGCCAATTGGGCAAGGATGGACAACAATAATGCTTTGCAGAGACTGTATGTTGTCATTACATACGGCAATAGCGATAGCGGCCACTCAGATAAACTGATATTTGTGATACGAAAGGAGAAACAGAAGATGTACAAGGAGTGTATTAAAAAAGTACTGGAATGGTACAGCTTTGGCGTCATCGTAGGGGTGGGATTTTATATAGGATTAACCTTTGCAGTACAGGTCCTAAAAGTGGTAACGGACGTAATGAGGCAGTGGTGTCTATGAAAAATAGAGGTAGCAAGCAGTCCAAGGTCAGCCGCATCGACCGTAACAAGGCCCTGGCCGCCCAAGCGGACGAGGCAATCAAGGAGCGCATCCGGACGGCGCCGGCCTACATGTACACCAGCCTGTGCCCGGTTCCGGGACTGCGCAGGCTGCCGAAGGGAGTGATACGGTATTATGAGACAGTGCTACATAGACAACGGGCGCCGCGGGTGTGATGGCCAGAGGACGAACAAGGGAAGGATACGGTACGGGTGCTGGGCGTGCCCGTGGCTGGACGCGCGAGGAGGTGATACCGGTGAAACAGACGGAAGCATTGGAGGAAGTGGCCAGGCTGGCCGCAAGGGAAGCCCTTAAGGAGCATGAGAAGCAACTCCGGAGGGAAAAGAGAATAAAGGTATTCCAGAACACCAAGAAGCTGATGGAGAATTATAACCGCATCTGTCAGAGCGTGGAGGAGGGAGTGGCAGAACTGTCCGACATGGATAATGGCGATGAACTGGAGGAGTTCACAGAGGAAGATATCTTTATCAACAGTATCCTCAAGAGCAAGCTCCGGAGTATTGTCATGATAGGACATATAGACAAGTGCTTGAAGCTCCTGGAGGATGAGGAGTGTCGGAAGAATACGCATGAGAAGTATCTGGCATTCAAGTATTTCTATCTGGATGGGATGACATACGAAAGTATTGCAGAGATTTACGGATATGGGGAGCGGACAGCCAGGCGGTGGATAACGGAACTTACGGGGATTCTTAGTGTATATCTCTTTGGGGCTGATGCCCTCATGCTGGATTAGATACTTGACAGGAGCGTGTCAAAATCGTGTCCTTGTCATGTCCGTTTGGATGATTTATAATTGTAATATGCAGAATTGGATGAAGCGGAAAGCTGATTGATTTTGCACCCTCCCCCACAAATAGCGGCTACCAGGCGTTACAGCCTGGTGGCCGACTCAAACAGATATATTTGACATTGTGTTTTCTCCCTTAGGGCCTTCACGGATATGTGAGGGCTCTTTCCCTGTACAGAAAGAAGGTGAGCCAGATGGCATTAACGCCAAAACAGAAGATATTTGCAGATGAATACCTGATAGACCTTAATGCCACCAGGGCTTACAAGGTTGCGTATCCGAGCTGCAAGAAGGATGAGGCTGCGGCGGTCAACGGTAGTAAGCTACTAAGAAATACTAAGGTTGCGGAATATATCCAGGAGCGCATGAAGGAACGTGAGAAGCGCACTGAAATCACTCAGGATATGGTCCTGCAGGAACTGGCCAAGATTGCTTTTTCAAATGGGACTAATTACGCACAAGTTGTCGAGGAGCCAATCATCCGGAATAATGCTTATGTTGTGGATCCGGATACAGGACAGGTAAAGACATTCCAACGGGTGAGGATAATTCCCACGGCCGAGCTGTCAGAAGACAAGCGGGCAGCCATTGCTGGTATAAAGGAGACAAAGTATGGCATTGATGTGCAGACGTATGATAAGGTCAGGGCCTTGGAATTGCTGGGGCGCCATCAAGGGATGTTTAAGGACAAGGTAGAGCTATCAGGCCAAGTGAAAACCAACAATCCGTATGAAGGCCTGACCACCGAGGAACTGAAGAAGCTGATACATGGTGGATAGGGAGACTATAATGAGGGGAGCAAAGATAGAGCTTGCGCGGCGCGAGTTCTTTTTTTATTGCAATCTGAAGGCCCCTGATTTCTATAAGGAGGACAGGCAGTACCTGGTTGACCTCTGCAGCGAGTTCCAGGACTTCATACAGTCTGACGATGAGGTAATGATTGTCAACGAACCTCCCAGACACGGAAAAAGCCGCACGGCCGGCCTAATGGTTGAGTGGGTGCTGGGCAACGACCAGACGCAGAAAATCATGACCGGTTCTTACAACGAGACGCTTTCAACCATGTTCTCCAAAAATGTCCGCAACGACATTCAGGAGGAGAAGGCAGACGAGAACCGGATTGTATTCTCCGACATATTCCCAGGTGTATCCATCAAGCACGGTGATGGCGCCATGAATCTCTGGAGCCTGGAGGGCGGATACAACAACTACCTGGCCACGTCCCCGACCGGCACAGCCACCGGTTTTGGTGCTACGCTGCTCATCATCGATGACCTCATCAAGAATGCTGAGGAAGCCAATAACGAGCTGACCAAGGAGAAACACTGGAACTGGTTTACGGACACGATGCTGTCCCGCCTGGAGGAAGACGGAAAAATTATCATTATCATGACACGGTGGGCCAGCGATGACTTGGCAGGCCGGGCATTGGAACACTTCAGGGAGGCCGGGGCTAAGATACGGCACATTTCTATGAAGGCCCTGCAGGGCGATGGGACAATGCTGTGTCCTGAAGTTCTGTCCAGGAAGTCCTACGAAGCCAAGATTAAGGCCATGGGCGCTGACATTGTATCAGCCAACTACCAGCAGGATCCGATTGACCTGAAGGGCAGGCTGTACACCAGTTTCAAGACCTATTCAGGGGAGCTTCCGCAGTTCAAGGAGATACGCAACTACACGGATACGGCCGATACCGGCGAGGATTACCTGTGTAGTATTAATTATGGTGTTACCTTTGCCAATGAAGCTTACGTACTGGATATCCTGTACACAAAGGAGCCGATGGAGGTCACGGAACCGGCCCTGGCCAGGATGCTGTTGGCAGGAGCGGTCAACCTGGCAAGGATTGAGTCTAACAATGGCGGCCGTGGGTTTGCAAGAAATGTACGCCGCATCCTGGAGGAACTGGGCAGCAATTATACAACGATAAAGTGGTTCACACAGACACAGAATAAACAGGCCCGCATTTATTCCAACTCTTCCTGGGTGATGCAGCATATCTATTACCCGGAGGATTGGAAGAACCGATGGCCTGAATACCATAATGCAATGATAAAATACCAGCGCGAGGGTCAGAACAAGCATGATGATGCTCCGGATGCAACGACGGGTATTGCCGAGAACTGTGCCAAGAAGGGCGGCATATCGGTTTTAAAATAAAGGAGGTGGTGGGATGCCACAGATTATGTCAATTGATATAGTAAAGGAGTTGATAAAGAGCTGTTCTGTTGGACATCGGCGTTTCATAAGGGAATCCAAGGTAGCTGAGCGGTATTATGAGAATAGGAACGACATCCTTTATGGGGCTAGAAAGAGCCGGGAAAATGAACCGTTGCGGAATGCGGATAACCGCATACCGCGGAACTTCCACGGCCTGCTTGTCAACCAGAAGGCAGCCTACATGTTTTCTGCCCCGCCGCTGTTTGACGTAGGGAATGAGACTGTAAATAAACAGATTGCAGACCTGCTGGGTGACAAATATGCGAAGGTATGCAAGGACCTGTGCGTCAAGGCCTCAAACTGCAAGGTAGCATGGCTGCACTACTGGGAGGATGATGATGGGAACTGGAAGTATGGGACCATAGACCCGAAGCAGATTATCCCGGTGTATTCCACAGACCTGGACCGACAGTTAGATGCCGTGTTGCGGAATTATAAGACAAGGGATGCCGTGGATGGAAAGGTAATCTATGTTTGGGAATATTGGACGGCAGAAAGGTGCTGCGTGTATAAGAAAAAAAGCAGTTCCATTTCAGAAACGGGACTGGAGGCCTATAACATATTCGAGATGGCTGATTCCCCAGACGGAAGCGCCCAGATGGTTAATGACTTTGAGCATGCCCTTGGGGAAGTGCCATTTATCCCATTTTATAACAATAACATTCCAGCGGATGACCTGGTTAACGTTAAGCCGCTGATTGATGCCTATGATAAGGTGTTCAGCGGTTTTTTGAATGACCTGGAGGATATACAGGAAATCATCTTTATCCTGACCAACTACGGGGGAGAGGACCTAAAGACATTTGTGAGCGACCTGAAACAATATAAGGCAATCAAGGTGGAGACTGATGGTACCGGAGGAGGTGGAGATGTGGAGGCTCTGACTATCAGTATCCCGATTGAAGCCAGAGAGAAGTTCTTGGAAATTACCAGGAAGGCAATCTTTGAACAGGGGATGGGAGTGGACCCGGACCCGCAGAAGTTCGGCAATACTTCAGGGGAAGCGCTTAAATACCTGTATTCTCTTTTAGAGCTGAAGGCGGGCCTGATGGAGACGGAGTTTAAGCTTGGTTTCGGACGGCTGGTACGTGCAATCTGCCGGCATCTGGGTTTTGAGTGCAAACAGATAACACAGACCTGGACCAGGACAGCTATCCGAAGCGAATCGGAACTGGCTGACATTGCTACGAAGAGCGTGGGCATCATCTCCCATAAGACCATTCTTAAGAACCACCCATGGGTGGAAAATGCAGAAGAGGAAGAAAAGCAGCTGAAGAGGGAAGAAGAGGAAGATGTCCAGAAGGCGGATATCTATCAGCAAGCCTTTAAGCAGGGAGGGCAGCAGGAAGAGAAAGGTGGTGAAGGGGATGGAGATGAGAAAGAGTAAATTCTGTAAAATGATAGACAGAGTATGCCAGTTGCATCCTGAATGTGAAAATTACCATGAAGCAAGGGTATTGTTATGTGATGAATTTCTGGCAACAACAGGAGATATGCAAGGTACGGATTTGGAGCCATACCTTGCAGAAATGAAATGCATACCTCATGAGGGATGTTTTAATATCTCGTTTAAGATTCCGATTGTTCCATATAGTGAATTAAAGAATCTTCAATAACGAAGGAATAAGAAAACCCATTGTCAACAACGTCAGACACATAGCCACTCTCTTCCATGGAACTTATGGCATTTGCAGCATGAACCAAATCGTTACCATTGCGGGATTGGTAAGTGAAATCTGTTAGGCCGGTTTCCTTAAAGTGCGCATAACATTGGCGTGCCAATTCTTTTTCGTAAGGTGACATAAGCGTGTACCTCCTTTCTTTTGCACTCGGTTCTGGCAGGGGCCTGTAAGTACATTATAAATTCAAGGGGGAGAAAAAGCAATGAAGGGAGGTGTGCTCCACGGTTAAGAATAAGGACTATTGGGGAAAACGCATGGCTTCCCTGGAGGATGACCAGTACCAACGTAGTGCTGCTTACTACAAGGATGTCCAGAGACAATACATACGTGCGACCAACAGCATACAGATGGATATTATGCGTTGGTACCAGCGCTTGGCAGACAACAACGATATTAGTTATGCGGGCGCCAAGAAGCTGCTTAAGAAGAACGAGTTGAAGGAATTCAGGTGGACGGTCGAGGATTACATAAAGGCTGGCGAGGAAAATGCCGTTGACCAGCGCTGGATGAAGGAGCTGGAGAATGCATCCGCCCGCCATCACATTTCCTATCTTGAGGCCATGAAACTCCAGATGCAGCAGCATGCGGAACTGCTATCCACGGAATTTGAAGGCGGCATGACGGATTACCTGCGCAAGTCCTATGGAGAGCAGTATTATCACACGGCCTATGAAATTGCTAAAGGGACTGGCATGGGGAGCAACCTGGTGCAACTGGATAACCGGAAGATGGATGTCATCATCAGGCACCCCTGGGCGCAGGACGGGGCGAATTTCTCAGACCGTATCTGGACTAATAAGGATAAGCTGGTCAGGAACCTGCATACCGAGCTGACGCAGAACATCATCCGTGGAGCCTCACCCCAGAAGGCCATAGACAGCCTGTCAAAGACAATGGAGGTCAGCCGAAGCCAGGCCGGGCGCCTCATCATGACTGAGTCAGCCGCCATCTCTTCAGCGGCCCAGAAGGATTGCCTGAAGGAACTGGGAGTGGAGAAGTATGAGATTCTGGCCACGCTGGACGGCCAGACCTCTGAAATATGCAGGGATATGGACGGCAAGGTCTTTGACATGAAGGATTACAGGGTGGGCGTTACAGCACCGCCTTTTCATCCCAATTGCAGGTCCACCACGGTACCATATTTCGATGATGAGTTCACGGAAGGGGAACAGCGGGCTGCCAGGGACGGGGATGGGGAAACATATTATGTACCTGCGGATTTAAAGTATAAGAACTGGAAAAGGAAGTTTGTTGTTGAAAAGGGGATAGAACCTGATATAATGAAGTCAGGAGCCCGTATCACAGACCTGTTCAGCAAAGAGGCAGAAGACTTTGCGAAAATGTATTATGCCGAGATACGAGTTTTCTCAACGGATGCTGGGAAGATAGCCGGGAATTTAGGGAAGAGTGAGACAGACATCCGGAAAATCAAGGAGTATCTGTTTGAGGCTGAATCCTTAACCGATCCGGATACGGGCGTCCGGAGACGCTTTGACCCGGATTGTGCAATTGCCCAGAGCTGGCAAAGGCTCATGATTGGGAAAGACATTAAGCCGCATGACAGGACTCTGATTGAGCATGAACTGCTGGAAATGGAAATCAAGAGAAGAAATCCGGGAATATCGCATCAGCAAGCCCATGAGCTGGCATCACAGAAATATGATTATAACAAGGAGGTGTTGGAATACTATGGTAGTCTTGAAAAACATAAAAAAAACCAGGGATGATATATCGGCGGATTATTACCCGGAAGGCGGAGAACCAAAGGGGTTTATGAGGATGCGCCTGTCTGATGGTGAGGTTGTGGAACACGACAGGGCTGGGATGATGGCTCCGGCGCATGTCAGATATGAACTTGCAAGGCTTTCTAAGTCAGAAAATCCTCCAGAAGAAAAAACGGTTTTATGGTATTAGATAACCACCAGTCAGTAATGGCCGGTGGTATTTTATTTGTTGCGATATCGCAACGGAAAGAGAGGATAAGAATGAAGTACAGAAAGAAACCAGTGGTAATTGAGGCATTTCAATGGACAGGGGGACCAGAGCAGGAGGATGACCCTGAATGGATTATCGAGGCTATCAAAAACAAGATGGCGTGGTTTGAAAATGCAGGGACGCCGGATGTGAAATTCATGATTCGGACTCTGGAAGGTGTACATGAGGCCAGTGTGGGGGATTACATTATCCGTGGTATAGCCGGGGAGATATATCCATGTAAGCCGGATATCTTCCGGGAAACCTACGAGCTGGAGGAAGAGAGTAACCGCATGCATCTGGATGAAAAAGAATTGGGCTGAGCCATATTAAGAAGCATACACCGGACCGGTTACGAATTGTGTTAAGCACGCGGGACTATCCTGGGTGTTATTTTTATACCGAAAAGAAAGGAAAAGACCATGAAAAAAGAAGAATTTGTCGCCCTGGGCATCAGCGAGGAGCTGGCGGCTAAGGCGGAACAGGAATCAAAGAAGGAGTTGGAGGGCTACGTTCCTAAAGCGGACTATGAGGCCCTGAACGCCACAAAGGCCCAACTGGAAAAAGACATTAAGACCAGGGACAAACAACTGGAGGAACTGAAGAAGGCCAGTGGCAGCAGCGAGGAGCTACAGCAACAGATTGCAGACCTGCAGGCAGAGAATAAGGCTGCCAAAGAGAAATATGAGGCGGATATGAAAGAATTAAAGCTGACCACTGCCATCAAGCTTGCAATCGGTGACTCTGCCCATGACGCTGACCTTGTGTCCGGCCTTATTGATAAAAGCAAGCTGCTCCTGGGGGACGACGGGAAGGTCACTGGCATTGAAGAGCAGGTAAAGGCGCTGAAGGAAGGCAAGGCGTTCCTGTTTAAGGATTCTGCCCCTGCGGTCTCCAGACAGGGCAGTGGAAAACCCGGATATAAACCGAAGGCCGGTGAGACATCGGGAGGCGGCTGGGCCAAGACGGTGGCGGAGAGCCTGAACAAAGAAAACTCAAAAAACCCCTATGCGGATGCATGGGCAACAAAATAGAGAAAGAGAGGAAATGACATGTATTTAGTAAAGAAGACGTACGATAATTCCCCGGAGTTCCTGAGGAATGAGCGCTATGAGAACATTACCTGTACGGTACTGGACACCGGGGTGACGGCGGACTCGGACGGGAAGAAGCTTGTCCTGGCAGGCAGCCTGTTGGACAAGGATGGGAAGGTGGTAAAGGTTACACGCAGCGGAGGCCCCGAGGCCTATACTTACGAATTCTCAACGGAACCCGTTGGCATCCTTTTCGCAACCACTGAGGTCACATACGGACAGCAGGCAGGAGCCCTGATGATTGCCGGTTCCGTCAACACGGAGCGGCTGCAGGGGGATTACCTGGTGGAGGCCGTAGACCAGCTGGTGGAAAAGATGCCATTCGTTAAATTTTTTGTGGACGGGAGCCTGCAGGTCAAGGCCGCCACACCTACAGCATAAGGAGGATTAAAACATGCCGAGAGTAGAAGAGTTATTGACACCACAGGAACTGATTGACTATACAAAGGAAAGGCAGACCGAAGCATACATGGGCGAGGTGCTTTTTCCGGAGCGCAAGACGGAGGCAATGGAAATCAAGATGATTAAGGGCGCGTCCGACCTCCCTGTGTCCGCCCACATCCATGCATTCGACACCGAGACGGAACTGGGTTCCAGGGAAGGCGCTGATTACAGCATGCAGGACCTGGCCCTCATCAAGAGGAAAATCCGCCTGGGCGAGAAAGAAATCATTGCCCTTGAAAGCCCTAGGAATGACCAGGAAGAGGCAGAGATGGTCCGGAAGATTTACAGTGATGTGGATAACCTGGTGGCGGGAGTGAAAACCAGGGTCGAGTGCCTGAGAATGGAAGCCCTGTCTACTGGAAAGCTTTCCATCAATGAGAACGGCTTCAAGGCAAGCATTGATTATGGAATTCCGAGCACACATAAGGCTGACAAGACATGGGGGAGCGGTGACCCCACTATCCTGGAGGATATGGATGCCTTTGTAGACCGGATTGTTAAAGATACCGGATTCACGCCAACACGGGCACTGACATCCAAAACCAATCTGAACCGCATTTTACGAGACCACAGGATACGCGCCGCAATCTATGGCGTGAACAGTGACCGGGTGCTTACCAGGGCGGAACTGAATGCTTTCCTGGCCCAGCAGAGCCTTCCACAGATTGCTGTATATGACAAACAGTACCGCCAGCAGGATGCAAAGGGGAAATATTCGTCGGCGCGCTTCCTTCCGGAATCAGCATTCATTATGATGCCGGATGGGAAACTGGGAGATACATTCTATGGCCTCACGGCTGAGGAGCTGGAGCTCCGTAAGAATCCGGATGTGGATGTGTCTGCTGTGGGGAATATCGTGGTGGTACAATATGACACAGTGGATCCGGTCGGCCGGTGGATTAAGGCAGTTGCCACGGCTATGCCGTCCTTCCCATATGCGGACCAGGTATTCATTGCTACCATTTCTTAAGGAGGGGCCATGGACCTGAAGAAGCTGAAGGGGCTGTTAGGGATACCGGAGAGTGATACAACACAGGATGCCGCCCTGCAGTTCCTTATGGAAGACGTGGATGAGACTATCCAGAACTATTGCAACTTAAAAGCGGTTCCGGCAGGTCTGACCAGCACATCATACCGGATGGCTATGGACCTGTACCGGTATGAGCGTCCCGGGGATGGGGATGCGCCGGCCCGGGTGTCATCCATATCAGAAGGAGACACATCCACCAGTTTCGCTAATGCGTCGGACGCTTTATCAGGCGGTATCCTGAAGGATTACCAGGGACAGCTGAACCGGTACAGGAAGCTGGGGTGGTAGAATGATAAGAGATGCAATCAAACAGGCCCAGAGGATACACAGGAAGGCCATAGAGGCTACCTATGATGGAACGTGCCGGATTTATGGCATGCAATCTGTAAAGGACCCCGTGACGAAAGTGACGAGGCAGGAGGAGGTCCTTGTACAGGATGGTATAGCCTGCCATTTGTCTTATTCCAGCACGGCGCCGGCGGCCGGCAGTGATACGGTTACGGCTGTGGTGCAGACCATCAAGCTGTTCCTGGCCCCAGAGTGGGTCATTTCCCCGGGAAGCCGGATTGAGGTCACCCAGCAGGGCCGGACCGAGAGTTATGCCCAGAGTGGTAAGGCCGCGGTATATTCCTCCCACCAGGAGATTCTTCTGGAGATATGGAAGGAGTATGCATAATGGCGAAGGGAGGAAGTTTTGATTTTCGGGAAATAAAGAAGCTGCAAAAGCAGATAGAACGTCTGGAGCAGGAGAGGGATAAATTTTGTGAGGCCTGTGCGAGGGAATTGGCAGCACGATTACTTCGGAAGGTAATAATGAGAACGCCAGTGGGTGACTATTCAGGCGGAAAATATAGCTGTAAGGCCAGACAGGGCCCTTCTTTTACGCATCAGAGCTGGAAACGTAAAGGGATGGTAGGTGGTACATTACGAAGAGGATGGACTACCCAGTCATCAGGCTCTGGCGCAGAAGGCTTGAAATCACAGGGTGCAACCCAATATGCAGAGACCTTAAAAGTCCATCATTTTGCGGATACGTATGTAATAGAAGTCACAAATTCCACAGAGTATGCATCCTACGTGGAATATGGCCACAGAACCGCTAGGGGTAACGGATGGGTCCCCGGACATTTCATGCTTACCATATCGGAAAAAGAAATCAATGACCTGGCGCCGAAGCTGATAGAGAAAAAGCTGGAAGCAAAACTTCGGGAGGTGTTCGATGCTTAATGATATCATGGATGCTGTCACCAGGCGGCTGAATGAACTGTTGGGCGATGGTTATGAAATTTACACAGATGCGGTAGAACAGGGCCTTAAGGAGCCTTGTTTTTTTGTGCAGTTTCTGGAACCGTCTGAAAAGCCGATGATTGGCAGGCGGTATTTCAGGCAGACGGATATGTGTATCCAATACATGCCTGGGGACATTCCACAGATAGCCAGGGAACTGAACCGGGTATCAGACATCCTTATGGATGGAATGGAGTACATTACCCTGTCAGATAGCAGCCTGCTGCGCGGAACCGGACGAAGCCACAGATCAGAGAGTGGGGTTCTGTCCTTCTTCGTCAGTTATAACATGTTTGTGGTGAAGGAACAGCCACAGGAAGAATCCATGGAAGAACTGTCTGCAAATACAGAGTTAAGGAGGTCTGAGGATTGAAAACAGTAAAACAGGAAGAAATCAAATTTAAGAAGCAGGAGCTGCTGCAGGCGGAGTGCTACCAGGGAAAGAAGGACCTGGTAGGAGCCTTGTTGGAGGATGGTAGGGAGTATACGCTTGCAGAGGTGGATGCGGCAATCAAGAGATTTATGGAAGGAAAGGTGAGATAGATGTTAGGAGGCGGAGGTTTTACAGCCCAGAATAAAGTACTTCCAGGGGCGTACATCAACTTTGTGAGCGCAGCCAGAATCGGGGCATTGCTTTCAGACCGTGGAACAGCGGCAATTCCGCTGGAATTTGGTTGGGGACCGGAAAAGGAAGTGTTTATAGTGACGGCGCAGGACTACCAGGAGAGATGCCAGGAGATATTCGGCTATCCGGCGGATGCGCCGCAAATGTGGATGATAAGGGAACTGTTCAGGAATTTGACCAAGGGTATCTTTTACAGACTCAACACAGGCGCGAAGGCTGCCTGTGATTACGGGCAGGCAAGATACAGCGGTGTACGTGGCAAGGACCTTACACTGGTCGTCAGTACCAATGTGGATAACGGCGATAAATTTGATGTGAGGACACTGCTTGGCAAGAAGGAAGTAGACCGTCAGACCGTGAAGGCAGCTGCGGAGCTTATGGACAATCCGTATGTTGTGTTCAATAAGGAGGCGGTCCTTGCAAAAACGTCCGGAATGCCCTTTACGGGAGGGACTGACGGAGAGGCAGTGACCGGGGAGGATTATGCACAGTTCCTAGGCAAGATGGAGTCTCATACGTTCCAGATATTATGCTGCCCATCCAAGGATGATGCGGTTAAGGCCGTATTTGCAGAGTATACGAGGCGGATGCGTGACGAAGCCGGCGTGAAGTTCCAAACAGTGATGTACCGGAAGGCCGATACAGATTATGAGGGAATCATATCTGTGGAGAATAAGGCAACAGAGCAGGAGCAGGGGCTTGTGTATTGGACAACAGGGGTCCAGGCGGCTTGCGCGGTTAATAAGACCAACGAAAACCACGTGTATGATGGGGAGCTTACCGTAGATGTGGACTACACCCAGGGACAGCTGTCAGCGGGCGTACAGTCCGGAAAATTTATGTTCCACCGGGTGGGTGACGATGTGCGTGTTCTGATGGACATCAACACATTGACAACCTTCACGGAGGAAAAAGGCGAGGACTTTTCAAGCAATCAGACCGTGCGGGTTCTGGACCAGATTGGCAATGATATCGCGTCTATGTTCAACACGAAGTATCTGGGCATCATGCCAAATGATGACGCGGGCCGGGTGAGCCTCTGGAATGACATCGTGACCTACAACAAGGAGCTGGCAAGGATGCGGGCGATTGAGGATGTGGAGTCCAAAGAAATTACGGTAGAGCGCGGGAATAGCAAACGGTCTGTTGTGGTGAATTGCCCGGTGACGCCGATTAACTGTATGTCGCAATTATATATGACAGTGGTGGTCAGCTGAGAAAGGGGCATGGAGCAATGATAGATTTGGTTGAATTGGCCAGTTCGATTGACCCTGAGTTGCCAGAAAAGAAGCAGAAGGAAGAATTCTGTGATTTGCTATTAGAAAAATTAAGGACCCTGAAAGGCATGGATTTGGCCCCATACCTTTCAGAATGTTTCTTTGATAAGCTGTGGCAGGTGCAAGTATTAACTTTTAGCTTCCCTATGGGAACGCATGTATTCGATTCCGGCGTCAGTAATATCAAAGGTGATGGGGTAACAGGGACAATACTGACATGTGAGGATATAACATTGTCAGAAACATTATCGATGTAGCCATCCTCATAAAGCTAAAGGCGATTGTACCATATGGAGGGGAAGATTACCAGATAAGAAAGGAGATACATATATGCAGTCAATGGACGCAAAAGATGCGGTAAGCGCATCCCTGGCGGAGTGCTTTGTCACGATTGAAGGGAACCGCTATAATTTCATGCAGGCTATCAACCTGGAGGCCAGTGTAGAAAAGACAAAGTCTGAGATACCGATACTGGGGAGGACCGGGAAAGGAAATAAGACGACCGGGTGGAAAGGGAGCGGGTCCGCGACCTTCCACTACAATACCAGCATCTTCAGGGAACAGTTGTACCGGTACAAGGAGACCGGCCAGGATGTGTATTTTGATATCCAGATAACCAACGAGGACCCGACCTCCAGTGTGGGGAGGCAGACCATTGTCCTGAAGGATTGTAATGTGGATGGTGGCATTTTGGCCAAGTTTGATGCGGATGCGGAGTATTTGGACGAGGACCTTGATTTTACCTTCGAGGATTGGGAGATGCCCGAACAGTTCAGACACCTGCAGGGAATGCAGTAAGAAAGAGAGGATAAGAGGATATGGGAGATTTAAGTAGTTTTTTAGCACAGAACGCATTGAAGGCAGAAAATGAAATGTATGTGGTTTCAAAGCGTTTCCTTGGAACCGATAGGAAACCGATGAAATGGGAGATACAGGCCATTACATCAACGGAGGATGAGACAATCAGAAAAGAATGCACCAAGAGGGTTCCGGTGGTCGGAAAGAAAGGCCAGTTTACACAGGAGACGGATTACAATTTGTACCTTGGAAGGCTTGCATCCAGGTGCACAGTGTTCCCAAACCTAAATGATAAAGAGCTACAGGACTCGTATCATGTGATGGGAGCTGATGCACTTTTGAAGGCAATGCTGACTGCCGGCGAATATGCAAACTATTTAGAAAAGGTACAGGAAGTGAATGGGTTTGATGTATCAATGGACGAACTGGTGAATGAAGCAAAAAACTAATTGATGGAGGCGATATGGAAGCAAATATCGCCTACTATTGTCTCCACAAATTACATCGATGGCCCCACGAATTCTTGGCACTTGACAGATATGAGAAGGCTATTGTGATTGCAGCCGTGGAAATGAAACTGGAAAAAGATAGGAAAGAGGCCCAGAAGTTAAAAAGGGGAAAGAAACGGTAGTTTTTTTTTCTTAATAGTATTTAAGATTCTGTGGGCCTCACAAAATATTAGCCATGAAGAATATCGAATGTATGTTGCTGCATAGAAGTTAATAGCTTGCATTGCATCTCTTGCAATGTGGATAAGATTTCGGATTTTGAAATATGGCTGCTATCTGTTATACGCATAAAGAGATCTGCACTTTTGGAAATAGCAACTCCAAAAAATTCTCCAAGAATAACGCATGCCTTTAACTGAAGTTCATAAGGCTTTAAAACTTTAGGAATGAAGTCCGTGTCATGTTCAAGAAAATTTGTATAAAGCTGAAGCTTGAAGCTGGAAAGGCCTTTTTCATACTCTTGTTTCCAATTCATTCCAATACCTCCTGGAATAGTTTTGTTCAGTTCATTTTCACAAACTAATTTATATGCCTCATTTATATTGTTTTTGAAAATACATTCCAAACAATGATCCTCTAATTCAAGGTTCTTTGTCATTGATTTTGGTAAACCAGCTATGGCCTCTTTTCCTTTGCTGGTTAGCATATACCTCTTGTTTTTGTCGTTAAGACTGGCAGAAAGCTGATCAATCGAAATATTTGTTTTTATACGTTGAATAAGTTCAGCTTTTTTACCTGAAACGCTAAGCCCGGATTGTTTTAAAATGGATTTGAGCTCAACGACGGTTAAATAGTCCAGATCCGCGAAAGAGTCAGATATTTGTAGGTAATTATTTACTAATAGTTTGGTCATGGTGGTTTCGAAATTCAATGAATACTCGTAAACCCAGTAGGCGTATACAGTTGGATTTTCAATACTTTGTTCACTCATTTGTTTTAAAAAATACTTTTCTACAGAGGATAACGGGGAGGTATCCACTTTTTTAGTATTTAGCTCAAAGGGATTGAAATTGTGAACACGCTGCTGACGTTCATCGTATAATCGATTGGAGCGCTCTTGCGCTATACGGTCTAACTCGTCAATAGTAGCACTATTAGTCAACGCTGTTTCCTCAATGATTTGGTGTGTAATTTGTCGCTGGCTCAAGGAATTTTTACTTGTAAGGGGCGGACTTTGTGGAATTGGTTCTGGGTCTACATAGTTAGGTGGAGAATCAAGTTCCTCTTTGTTTTTCCCCTTAAATAAGTTAAATAAGTTAAACATATTTCGCACCTCCTTAAACTATTTTACAATGAGCAAACTGTAAAGGCAAGATAATCTAGTAAGAGTTTTTTTAACGCTTTAGTGACAAGGATAACGCGTTATGTTGACATATAAGCTCAGCAGATTCAAAAAAATATTACCAGAACATCGTTCGTTGATAGGTGTTCTGTATATAGCAAGAAGGGAGAGTGATGAAATGGCAACGATACAGTCATCCCTTAAACTCTATGACGGAATGACAGGCCCGCTACGCGCAATATCTAATGCCATGAACATAACCATCAGTACGTTTGAATCAATGCAGACGGCGTCCGAACACGCACTGGATGTGGCCGCTTTACAGAGCGCCCGCGAAGAACTCGCAAGAGTAAACGTGTCAGTTGACCAGATGGAGCGAAGTATACAGATGGCAGGGCAGTCGCAGGATAAATTTAACAAGAAAATGCAGGACGGGAATGGCATTGCCAATGGGCTGGGGATGAAGATAAAACAATTCGTAGGGGCCTACGCAGGTATTCAAGGGATTAGGATGGCGGTCAATTTTGTATCGGATACCATCTCACTGCAAAATGTCCAGAATGAGGCGGAAACAAAACTGGAGAGTATCATGCGACAGCGTATGGGAGCCAGCCCTGCAGAGATACAGTCAGTAAAGGCGCTAACAGCAGCACAACAGGGACTGGGAGTGGTTGGGGACGAGGTACAGCTTTCAGGTGCCCAACAGTTGGCTACATTCCTTAGCTCCACGGATGCCTTAAACACACTGATACCTGCTATGAACAACCTGGCTGTGCAGCAGAATGGGGTAAACGTAAGCACCCAGGATGCAATTGGAATCGGTAACATGATGGGAAAGGTGATGCAGGGTCAGGTTAGTGCACTTACACGGGTAGGTGTTACGTTTGATGCAGCACAGGAGAAAATATTAAAGTATGGAAATGAGCAGGAACGTGCGGCCACTCTTGCAGAGGTAATTACAAATAATGTAAGTAATATGAACGCTATCATGGCAGCAACACCACAAGGTCAGATACAGCAAATGGCAAATACCTGGGGTGACATAAAAGAGACGGTTGGAGCAAAGTTATATCCTGCGGTTATGAGCTTTTTTACCGCACTCAATTCAAATATGCCGCAAGCAGAAAAGTTCCTAATGGGTATTGCAGGAGGTTTGAATGTTGTAATCACAGTTCTTAGCTGGCTGATTTCTGGTGCCGGTGCCGTGGTGGGGGTCTTTCAGGATAACTGGCCGGTAATTGAGCCAGTTATTTGGGGGATTATAGGAGCACTGATAGTATATAATGCGGTAATGGGGATAGGGTGGCTCACAACATTGAAGAATGCTGCCGCGCTCGCTTGGAAAACAATTTGTGATTGGGCGGAAACTGCGGCAATTATTGCGATGATAGTAGCCCAAGATGGATTAAATGCAGCACTACTGGCCTGCCCCATTACCTGGATAATTATAGGAATCATTGCACTTATAGCCATTATTTATTCAGCAGTGGCAGCGGTAAACAAGTGGAAGGGCACGACCATAAGCGCAACGGGCATCATTGCAGGAACTTTCGCCGTCTTAGGAGCACATATTATCAATACGTTTATCATACCAACCTGGAATATGATTGCAGCATTGGTGAATTTCTTCTATAACGTGTGGAATGACCCTGTGGCAGCGGTTAAGATACTGTTTCTTGATATGGCAAACTCTGTGATAGGTTACATGTCCAATATGGCCCACGCCATTGAGGATATTATTAATAGGATTCCAGGCGTACATGTAGACATAACATCTGGTCTGGATAGTTTTAAGAGCAAGATAGAGGACACAGCAGCAAAAGTTAAATCAGAAGCAAAGTGGAAGGAAATCGTCAGCGCTAAAGACTTTATTGACTATGGAGATGCTGCAAAGGCAGGTTATAAGTTTGGACAGGGCATAGATTCCAGGGTAAGTGGCTTGTTTGATGGTTCTGGGGATTTCGGCATGGGAGGAGGTGCGCAAGGGGCATGGGAAGGTATTAATGAGAATACTGGAAATACAGCAGGTAATACAGCAAAAATGGCTGATTCAATGGATGTGATGGATGAGGAGCTGAAATACATGCGTGACGCCGCCGAGCAGGAAATCATCAATCGGTTCACCCTGGCTGAACTCAAGGTGGATGTCAAAAACAATAACACCCTTACCAAAAAGACTGACTTTGATGATATGGGAAGGGCCTTGGCGGCGTTTACGGGAGAGTTCCTGGCATCTGCCGCGGAAGGAGGGCATATCTGATGGCATACGAGGTATATATAGACGACATGCTCCTTCCCATCCCGCCGCAGAAAATACCCATCAAGTATCCTGGTCAGAATGAGACTGCCACTCTGATTAATGGAGAGGAAATAAACATAACCCGTCCCCCGGGCCTGGCAGAAATCAGCATTGACGTGGTCCTGCCCCAGATGAACTATCCATGTGCCATGTGGGACGGAAGTGTGGAAGATGCGGAGGAGTTCATCAGCCGCTTACAGGACCTTAAGGAGAGCGGTGATACCTTTGAATTCATTGTCATCCGTGATTCTTTTGACACCAACATGGACGTGACCCTGGAGGACTACAAAGTGTCGGATGATGTGAAGGAGGGACTGGATTTGGTGGTATCCATCACCATGAAGGAGGCCAGGCATTATGGGACCAAAATCATGAATTTTGCCATAGTCCCAGAACAGCCGATACCGGCAGCGGCATCACCAGAACCGGAACGCCCGGCAGCGCGGCCACAAGTAAAAACACATACCGTAAAATCGGGTGACTGTCTGTGGAACATTGCAAAGAAGCAGCTGGGGGATGGAAGCCGGTGGAAGGAGATTCATGATTTAAACCGGGATAAAATTAGCAACCCCAACTTAATTCCCCCTGGTCTGGTGCTGGTGATGCCATAAGGAGGTGAGACAATGAATGTGCATATATATATACAAAATGGACAGACCGTCTATGAGCCGGCGGTGAAAGGGAGCATAACCTGGGAGACCCAACGCAGGGGGCAGCCGGGAAAATGCTCCTTCTCCATTCTATCAGATGGGAAATTGAAAATCGAAGAGGGGAACGCCGTCCGGTTGGACGTGAATGGGAAACCGATGTTCTTTGGGTTTATCTTTGAACGGAATTGGAGTAAGGGAACGGAAATCAAGGTGATGGCATACGACCAGCTCCGTTACCTTAAGAATAAGGACAGCTACAACTATGAAAGCAAGACAGCAGGTGAGATCATCCAGATGATTGCTGGAGACTTCAATCTGCAGACAGGGACACTGGAGGATACCGGCTACCCGATACCTTACCGTAATGAGCCGGATACGGCGCTGTTTGATATTATCCTGAATGCCCTGGACCTGACCATGATGGCCACAGGGAAGATGTTCGTGCTGTATGACGATGTCGGGAAACTAACTCTCAGGAATGTAGAGGATATGAAGCTCAATGTGATGATTGATGATGAAACGGCTCAGGACTATGACTTCACGGTGAGTATTGATAAGGATACCTACAACCAAATCAAGCTTTTCCGCGATAACGATGATACAAATAAACGAGATGTTTTTATGACAAAACATACGGAAAATATCAACAAGTGGGGCGTCTTGCAGATGAGCGAGTCCCTGGACAAGGGTGTGGACGGACAGAAGGTAGCGGAGACGTATCTGGGCCTGTACAACCGTCCATCCAAAAGCCTTTCCATCAAGAAGGCGTTTGGGGATATCAAGGTACGGGCTGGATGCCTTATACCCGTGTTCTTGGATGTGAAGGACATGCAGCTCAGGAACTATCTGCTGGTGGAAACTGTCACGCATACGATAAACAAAGGTGTCCATACCATGGACCTAACATTGAAAGGGGCTGGAATAAGTGGATAATGATTGGATTGAGAACTTACGGAACATTTCACGGCAGGCAGAGGAGGCGGCAAAACCGTGCAACGTACTCACAGGGACTGTGACAGGGACGTCTCCGGTGGCAGTGCAGATAGATCAGAAAATAACCGTCACAGCCAGCCAGCTGCTCATACCGCGGTATCTGACGGACCATGTGGAACAGATGTCAATTCTGGGAGTGGGTGATGTTGCGGTCACGGTGAAGAATGCCCTGAAAGGCGGAGAGGCGGTTATATTGGTACAAAAACGAGGGGCGCAGCAGTATCTTGTGGTGGACCGGTATTGATAAGGAGGTGTTTGAGATGCTGCCGAAGACGGGAGACATTTTAAGAGCGGATTTTACTATCCGAAAACAGCCGTCAAAGACATATCGATTGAAGGATGGAAGGGTGATAGGGAATGTGGACGGGATAGAGGCCGTAAAGCAGTCCGTGTTCTGTATTCTGAATACAGAGCGGTTTGAACACATCGTTTACAGTTGGAACTATGGTAGGGAGTTCACAGACTTGTATGGCGGGTCAATGGGTGTGTTGGAGTCTAAGATTAAAAAGCGGATTAAGGAAGCACTGATGCAGGATGACCGGATCCGGAGCGTCGGGGCTTTTTCTTTTACACGAAATGGAAAGCAAGTTGTGGTAGCCTTTACCGTTTCCAGTGATGTGGGAGTGTTCGCAGCAGAAAAGGAGGTGGTTGTAAGTGTATGAAAACGTAACATATGAGGAAATCTTGAAGCGTATGTTGGACCGGGTTCCAAGTGATGTTGACAAACGGGAAGGGTCAATCATTTATGATGCATTGGCTCCGTCTGCGGTGGAGATGCAACTAATGTACACAGAATTACATGCAGTTTTGAATGAATTGTTCGCGGATACGGCTAGCCGTGAGTTTTTAATCAAGCGAGCATCAGAGCGTGGCCTGCATCCGAAAGAGGCCACATATGCAGTACTTAAAGGTGAATTTGACACGGATATACCTATTGGCAGCCGTTTTTCGTTGGAGACGTTGAACTATGTGACAGTTGAACGTATTGCTCAAGGGCAGTATATAATGCAGTGTGAGACTATAGGTACAGCAGGGAACACGCTGTTTGGGCCGCTCATACCAATTGAGTATATCAGAGGGCTGTCACGGGCAGAACTGACAGAATTACTGATTCCAGGAGAGGACGAGGAGGGGACGGAACAGCTCCGGCACCGTTATTTTGACAGTCTGTATTCACAAGCTTTTGGTGGGAATATTGCGGATTACCGTGAAAAGGTGAATGGCATATCTGGTGTGGGAGGTGTCAAGGTATATCCGGCCTGGGATGGAGGAGGGACCGTGAAGCTGGTAATCATCAACTCGGAATATGGAATCCCGTCAAATGAACTAATCCAGGCAGTAAAGGATGTGATTGACCCAGCTCCGGATACAGGGGCGGGATATGGCCTGGCACCCATTGGTCACACAGTTACCGTAGAGGGGGCAGCAGAAGAGAGGGTTTCCATCATATCCACCATTGTCTATCAGGCGGGCTACAACTTTGAGAGGTGCAGAGAGGATATTTTTCAGGCAATTGATACATATCTTCATGAACTGAACATGGCATGGCAGGATGATGCTCAGACAGTTGTGAGGGTGTCACGAATTGAGGGACGCCTGTTGGACATCGAAGGTATTGTGGATGTTTATGATACAAAGATTAATGGAAGTCCCGGCAATCATGTACTCTCTTCCAGTTCAATCGCAGTAAGGGGGGATATAAGTGGATGATAAGGGTGGGCAGTCAGGACGGGTACTGGATTTAGCCAGGTATGTCCCGGATTTCCTGCGGGAAGTAAAGGAATTCAGACAGCTATACGGGGCGCAGGAAGGTGAGTTGAGACGGCTGTATGGCAATGTGGATGCGCTGCGGAAGGACAGCCTGATTCCTGCTGCCACGATTCAGGGGATTAAACGCTATGAGTTGATGCTAGGACTAAAACCATATCCGGGAGACACACTGGAAGAACGTAGAGCTGCAGTTGCGCTCAAATGGAACCAACAGCTTCCTTACACACTTCCCCGTCTAAAGGAACGCCTAGAGGTAATCGTGGGGAACGATGGGTATGTCTTGTGGGTGAGAGGCAAGACATATGAGTTGGAGTTGTGGATTGTTGAGCAGCCGTGTCGTGTATTACAGGAACTTCGGGACATGACGCGTCAGATGATACCGGCCAACCTGTTGTTCATTTTTGCTGGTCTGTACCCAATAGAGATACCGGCCAATACAGCCACATCAGGTAGGTTGGAACTGATTTCCGATTTCTATGCCCGATATAACCGTGAGTTCTTGTACTTGGATGGAACCTGGGAATTGGACGGGACTTATTTACTCAATGGGTACAAGGCGGCAGGACTGGATCTGTATCCCTTTGAGATGGTAATCAGGGATAGCCTCTCGGTAAGCAATGCAGTGGACGGCAGGGCAGTCGGTATGATATCAGAGGCATTCAAGGAAATGAAGGTCCATCCTGTATTACGGCTACTGTCATCCATGTCGGCGAGGCTCAGAACGGATGTGCAGCAATGGCTTAAAGGCCACACGGCAGTCCCAATAGATGCAGGGGTGCGGACTGCCTGTCAGTCTGACGCTACGGCGTATCAAAAGACGAGGGAAGTGCTGACGCTACACGGTGACGGACAGGCAAATGCCTCCATATGTTCCGTGTCCGGTATAGTACAGCAGATATCTACCGGACCTGAGATGATTTGCAAGCTGACTGTCGAGAACGACCTATGGTATCTGGATGGGACTTACCTGCTGGACGGAACCAAGCTATTAGACGCAGAAATATTTGAATATGAATTATGAAAGGATGGTAAGACAATATGGCACAAGGAATAATCACAGAGATAGGACGTAAGAAGCTGTGCAGGTCACATGCAGGGGACCAGATACTGCCAGCAATCACCCAGATGGCCTTCGGGTCTGGCGGTGTAGATGCGGATGGGAATGTTATTGAGACAACCGGAACAGAGACGGCTCTTAAGGCAGAACTGCTTAAGAAGGATATCGACAGCCACAACTATACGGATGATAAGGAGACCACTTGCCGGTACACGGTGCGACTTGGGAAAGCGGAGCTGGCCAATCAGAATATATCCGAACAGGGGTTGTTTGACTCAGACGGGGACCTGATTGCGTATAAGACATTCCTGCCAAAAGGCAAGGATGATGACATGGAGTTCATTTTTGACATGGACGAGGTATTTTAAGGAGGCTAAGTATGGCACAGTTACCAATTACAGATAATCCGGCGTTCAGCCAGACCATGGAGCAGGTGACGACCAAGGACCGGGGAGCGCCTGATACCTTTAATCCACGGTATCAGGTACTGCTGGATAATGACAATTATCTTAAGAAAAAGGTCGAGCGTGCCGCCCTGAGGAATGACAAACAAATTACCATCCCTGCATTCACGCAGTCCGCTGCGCCATATACAGCAGACATAAAAGTGCAACATCTCAAGACAACAGATGCGATTGAACTGTATGCGGGGCTGATAAAGAGTGACAGCGAACTTACGGCGGAGCAGAAAGCAGAAAAAATAAAAATACGAAGAAAATACCTGAACATGATTGATGATGCAGAGTGTAATACAGATGGCATATTGACGGTAACCTCCTACAGCAAGAAACCGGCCACGGAATTTGCTGTATGGTTAAGGGGCTGCTCAGCAGAGGAGGAATAGAGATTGAAAGCAATTATACACGGCAGTGGAGGAGCAGATACAGATGGTTTGACCGCTATTTCCGCTCACGTACTGAACGGAGAGATATTTTATGGAGCCGATAGCGACGAACCTCAGACCGGAACCATGACAGTAAATAGTATACTGTCTTTTAGTGTAGCCGCATATAGTGGACGCCGAGTACTTTTGAAATGGCAGAATCCGTATGCGGCTCCTGGAAAACCTTATTGCGGAGTAATAATAAAAGCCAGTACGGGCGGATATCCAGCTTGGAATGCGCCTGCTTGGGATGCAATTTATGTAGGAGCAGGAGACAATGCTACTCCTGGAGGCTGGTCACAAGCATTTATGGATTTACCAGCTTTAAATACCACTTATTATTTTACATGCTTTGGGTATGCCACAACAAACTTTGGAGAGATATACAGTCCGGTATATGACCCGTCGTCAGTTAAAAATGCTGTATATACGACCGTAGGACCTTCGTTGGTTACGATAGCCGGAACGCAGGATTACGTAATTCCAGATGGATTTACATCTGCGGATATATTTTGCGTAGGCGGCGGAGGCGGTGGTGGTAAAGGATACCGATATACTTCGAATGCCTATCAACAAGCCGGTGGTGGAGGCGGTGGTGGATATACTGCTACTGTTTATAATATTGGCGTGGCGGCCGGACAAGTATTAAATTGTGTAGTAGGTGCCGGAGGCGCACCCAATGGTAGTCTTAGTGGTAACGGCGGTACAGGAGGTACAACATCAGTATCAAGAAGCGGTACTGTCTTATGTACGGCTAATGGCGGACACGGAGGTGAAAACGCTAATGGTGGCAATGGTGGCATAGGTGGTTCCGGTGGTGGTAGTGGTGGATATAATGACTTAGACACAAGGCCGGTCATAAGAGCCGGTGAAGATGGATTTTCAGACGGTAGCGGATGGAGTAATAGACCCGGCCAGGGACGTACAACAAGAGCTTTTGGCGAAGCCGGAAACACTTTATATGCTGGCGGCGGAGGAGGCGGAGGAGTAACCCATGGTGGTCCCGGCGCTGGTGGTGCTGGAGGTGGCGGAGCAGGCAGTTATGATACAGGCAGTCCGGGTAGCGCTAACACTGGCGGCGGAGGCGGCGGCGGAGGCGGCGATCTTTACGGAACCGCCGAGTGGGGCGGTACTGGCGGCTCAGGAGTTATTTTAATCAGATTAAAATAGGAGGATTAATATGGTAGCACACGAAGTATTCGCAATGATATTTGACGAAACGGTACAGAATGTGGTGGTAGGGCATTATGAAGAGGTCAACCGAGTAGCACGGTGCGTATATGGTGACGATGCCTTTGCGGTGGATTGCCTGCAATATCCCTGTGAGATAGGAGATAAGTACATAAACGGCGTATTTTACAAGGCCGATGGGATAACACCCATTGAATATATCCCTACCCAGGAGCAGCAGGTGGCTCAGCTCCGGCGAGAAAATGCGGAGCTTACACTTGCCCTGGCAGACATGATAGGAGGTGCAATGTAATGTTATCCAATATACAGCGCAACATCATTATCCGGGCCCTGCAGATTCGGATGAATCAGGGGGAGGAACCGGCAGGCATCCTGGATGGTTACAAGAACCTGACAGAAGAGGAAAAGGCAGAGCTGTTGGAAGCCTTAGAAGAATAGGAAAGGTGAGGTTAATGAAGATGAAGAAAGATATTGTATGTGCCATTATGGGAATGGCAGCGGCGGCAGGAGTAAAGCTTTTTGGGGGCTGGACCCCGACATTGAGTATCGTGCTCATACTTATGGGACTGGACCTGATGGCAGGGTTCTTGGTGGCTGTGGTGTTTAAAAAGTCACCAAAATCGGAGAGCGGTGCTGCTAGCTCAAACGCGATGCTTAAAGGGCTGTGCAAGAAATTTATGATGGTGTGCCTTCTGGCGGTAGCCCATCAGCTTGATGTGGCCCTGGGAGTGGATTACATTATGCTGGCAGCTACATATGGATTTATCGCAAATGAGTCGTTGTCGATTGTGGAGAATGCCGGACTCATGGGTATTGTGAAATCCGATGTGATAATCAATGCCATTGAAGTGTTAAAGGGCAAATCGCAGAAAACAGAGTAATTGCGATATCGCAACTTGTGACGTCACAACTTTTTATGGCCTGGGAGTAAGTCCCGGGCCTTATCTTTTGATTGGAGGTACGATATGAGTAAAACAGCAGCAGGATTAATTGAGCATTGCAAGGACAAGCTTGGCACACCCTACGTCTACGGCGCCAAGGGTGAGGTCCTTACCCAAGCCATACTGGATAGGTTGGCCCGGGAGAACCCAGGCACATACACATCTACTTACAAGGCCAAGGCCGCCAAGTACATAGGCCAGCGCTGCACGGACTGTTCCGGCCTCATCAGCTGGTACACCGGGCGCATCCGCGGCAGTTACAACTACCACGACACAGCCGTGGAGCGGATAGGCGTTGACCATCTGGACGAGTCCATGGTCGGTTGGGCGCTCTGGAAGCCGGGACACATCGGGGTATACATCGGGGATGGATGGTGCATCGAGGCCAAGGGCATCAACTACGGGACCATCAAGTCCAGAGTGGCGGTCACACCCTGGCAGAAAGCCCTTAAGCTCTGTGATATTGATTATGCCCCGGTTCAGGTGACATACACCCAGGGCTTCCGGCCGGCCGCAGACGGGCAGCGCTGGTGGTATCAGTTTACAGATGGTAGCTTTGCGGCCAACGGCTGGTACTGGCTCCGGGAGGCCACGGACGGCACATATGGCTGGTACCTGTTTGACAGCGGGGGCTACATGCTGACCGGCTACCAGGTGGACCCTGCTGGCGAAGCCTTCCTGCTCTGCCCGGTCAAGGGCTCTGACGAGGGCAAATGCATGATTACGGATGCCAGGGGAGTGCTCCGGATTGCGGAGGAGTATGACATGGTAAATCGACGGTACGTGTTTAATTGGTAGATTACCGAAGGGCGCTGCAATAGCGCCCTGGCTTACTCAATCATAATAATGGCGTACAACATAATGAGCCAGCGCATCAATAAAGGCGCCGTTCCGCGGCTTTTGTGCCAACTCAAAGCCGAAAACCTGGTTTAAAAGATTCCGGTCGCCATGGAGCCAGATAGTATTAATGATGGTGCGTATATTACGTTCTACACATCCTACAGATGTTTGGTAGCGGGCGGCAATTTCTACATATAGCCCTTTTGATATATAAGAAAGCAGGTCCGGTTCATGGACTGAGCGGATTACACCATAAATAGTATAGCGGAATCCTACGTAGGAATTATTGACACCAAGCCGTCGAAGCAGGTTACCGGTTTCTCTTTCGTATTTCATACTGATTCCTCCTTGTTTTTTGTTACTAATTTAACGATATATGCAAGGAGGGGCATTATCAAGTGAAGATTGAACGACAAAAAGCAACGAAAAGTGTCGTAAAATGCGAATAAACGGACCATTTATGGTATTATTTGCCAGGACAACCCCTGCATTGAAAGGAGTACAATGGCCTTGGAAGGAGGCGCATAAAGATGGATGGAAGGCGAGGAGGAATTGGAAATCTTCCTTTTTTATTCAGATTATGCTATGATGCATATATAAAATATAAAAAGGGGGAAACATAGATGAATGGAGTAAATAATAAACCAGATGCTATTTATGCCAACTTTGTAGCCATCAGTAATAGCGCATATGAAATGAGGATTGAGTTCTTGGTAGAATCTCCAGAACAAGATAATAGCCTAAAAGAGGTAGCCGATGTGAGAATCAGCCCTCAGTTAGCAAAGAAGATGTGTGAAATCCTAAAGGAAAGCATTGCAAGGTATGAGGAAAAAATTGGTGCGATACCGGCAATGAATGATGAAAGCGGTGAGTAGAGATGACCATTTACACAGAACCTATTTGTTCTTGGCAAATTTTTAGTCCGCATATATTAGATGTTAGGAACAGGTATAGGAGAATAAGCCATAGTCATCCCACAATAGAAACCAGACTAACCAGTCAAAAGGGCATATGGGATTATGATTCCGCAATGTGCTTAGAGGGGACATATATGGATATAGAAAAACAGGAGAATATCAAGAAGCTGCACGAAATAGCAAAACTCCCATACAATTGGAATGAAAATTGCGCAGATTCATTCAGCCCACAGGTGATTTCGGAGTGTCTGGATATTGTGGACATGGTGCCGAGACAACCTGAAATCTTTCCAACTGCTGCGGAATCTATACAGATGGAATATGAAAAGGAAGACGGCGAGTATCTGGAGTTCAATATTTTTGAGAACCACATAGAGGTATTTGGGATTGGGCCTGACGGAACCGAAAAAGAAGCCCAGATGCCAATCGCGGACAAAGGAAAAATACAGCAGATGGTGATGGAATTTTATGGATGAAACGAAGACTGTGTACAGAAGAATGAGAAATCTACCGGATTACATTCGGAAAGATGGAAGCATATCATCGGCATTATTCAGCGACAGAAACGGCGTATCTGTTGATATTGATGCAGGAAGAAGTCTTGAGGATATCATAAAGGATGAGGAACGTTTACATCAATCCTATCATCCTGGTATGTCACAGGACGAAATGATAAGAACCAAGCGGGCATTGAAAGCAATTATTGCGGTTGAAAGAGAAGAATGTGAAAGTAAAAGTATTGTGATACAGCCTGAACCCATCAGGGAAGAAAATGAATACCATGCAATCCTGAGACGTGACGATGGTACATTGCAATTGACCCACGGACAGTGTAAGCATTTATCTAACAAGTGTAGATACGTAAAGAAATATTTTTAGCAATTGAGTGATATTCAAGAAATAAGTGAAAGGCGGGTACCGGATGCGACCGGACCCGCCTAAAAATATTTGGTAGGCAACGTCTACCATTTGCCTACCTTGCACAAGTTTTTCTATAATACGCCTGGTTACGCTATAGTATTTCTGGTTTTTCTATTTCTTGAAAATCCCTTATTTTAAAAGATAATAAGTTACGCTATAATATTGTGTAGCACACATGATTTTTTGACATCGACTTACCGGGAACTGCGAAGTTTGTGTGGAATTGTGCCAAAATTAAATATAATAAGGCGATATGTAAAAACGTTTTTTGAATTTAAATCAGAGGGGATGTGTATAAAATGCCGGAGGACATAAATTGGAAGTTTGAATTAGAAGAATATATTAAACAGGGAGAACCGGAAAAAGCCGAGAAGAGTGAAGCCTGGCAAACTGCGGTTGGCTTACAGGCGGTTGACGGATTGAGGACTTCCGAGTATTTGCTTGAAACGGCGAAGTCACATATTGAAGGTAAGATTTACATTGATACGGCACAAAAGAAAATTCAAAGGTATTATAAGGAGAGGAAAAACGGGTTGAGATAGAAGATGATACGAGAGAAGCAGATATTGTTTCATCAAGAATTGCAGCACTTCTTGGCGAAAAAACATTTCAGTTTTCACCGATGAAATAGATATTTTCATTTGGACTATCATTCTGATACAGGAGAAAAAACAGTTCAAAGTGCAAAATGGCATTTTGAATTGCACTTTAGATGAATTAATACTTTTGAAGATTATAAAACAGGAACCAGCGATTACGCAAAAAAGCTGGCTATTAAAGTAGGAAAATCCGAGCGAACAATAAAAAAGAACAATAGAATTACAAGAAAAGGGATACATCAGACGAGTTAATGGTAAAAGAAATGGACGATGGAAAACTCTTGGTGAATTAATGCAGTGAGGTGATATTTTGGATTTGAATAGAAATGCAATAAATAGGCACATAAAGACGCATTCCAAGCGTTCTGTAGAAGATGAGGCAGCCGTTACAACATTAAATTCGTTTTTGAACTCAGATGGGAAAATAAACACAGATTTTTCTTATCATGATACTTGGCCGAACATTGATGGTTCATTCGAGTTTGTTTCAAACCCAGAATTATCAAGAATACCGGAACAGACTTTTATTGTTCAAATAAAAGGGACTAGTACAGCATTGCCAAAATAA